CATTTCATCTAACCTAGGTGGAATACGTAGAAGCATTTGCTTTCTATAAACTTTTTTTGCTTTAAATTTTCCCTTTCCAGCTATCTCAAATTCAACATCTTCTACATCTTTTCCAGGTCCAATATTTTCAGCTTCTTTATATCTTGTACCTTTATTTGACAATTTATACTATTCCTTATTTTTAATTACAAGCGTTTGTTTTGGTTTAATTATTACTCCTGGAACGATTAAATGTCCATCTAGTTTTTTTGCTTCTTTTTGGATTCTACTAATATCGGCGCATTTCCATTCATCGGGAACCATAGATTCGTCAGTTACTTCTGCTTCATAACCATCATTCCTAGTTGAGAGTAATTTATGCTTTCCTCCATTTCTAACCCATAGCCAAATCTTATATCTAATTATCTTTTTTAGTTCTTCTGCTTTCTCTACAAATGGTTTAATAAGATTCGAAGCTTCTGCGTATTTTTCATAAAACTGAGCTTTGCCTGTAGCACTAGAAAGAACTTGTCCTATATTTTCAGATTCCTTAACTGCTAAAATAGCCTTATCAATATTTGATTCATCTACATAAAGACTTTCTCTAAACTTATCAATCTTTTCTAGTTTGGAAACTACCTTATCTTCTATCTCTTTATCTAGTTTAATTTCATCATGCATATTCAGCTCCAAATAGTTTTTCTGGATTCCATCCACCATTCATTTCGTGATATTTTGCAAGCAATTCTAAAGACTCTTTAACTAATCCGTATGGCTGTGCATCTCCTTCTTTTGGAAAAATCTTCAATGTTGGAAATGATCCATCTTCTTTTAAAAGTATTACAATGAATAACTCACTAAGATAATCATTCGGTAAGCATAAAGAAGTATTACTAATTAACCAACTTCCCACCGATTCAAGTTTCTTTTCTTTTGGAGCGTAGTATTGATTTTCATACCATCCTAGCATGTAAATCGGAGGTTGATACTTAAAATGATCCCACCAATTCTTGGACGACTTAAAATCAATTGTAGCAAAAACATCCTTTTTATATCCAGGAATATCTACTAAGGCACGAAGATCCATTGTTCCACAAAAACCCATTCGTAAACTATAAACAATCTTTTCAATACACACAACTCGAATGTTAAGATGTTTTTTAACATGAAGCCATGATCTGAAATATGGTTCAATGATTCCTGTAATTGTTGATTGATCTAATGATCCTTGTAAATCAAATTGAATTGCTTTATGAATTGCAGTTCCTCTTTCTCCTTCCCATTTAAGAAATTCAGGATTTCTAGGTGGAAGATGAATATATGGTTTTTTAACAGCTTTAATTATATCAGTTACATTAGGTAATACTACACCATTGCTGCAAGTATATTTATGTAGTTTTTTGTCGAATGAAATTGCTATTGGCAAATTAGTTAAATTACCTTTCCACCATGCCTATGTGGTCTAGTCGCATTATATGCCATTTTTCTATTTACTTCATACGTAAGATCAATTCCAAGTAAAGAAGAATAATGACAAATACGAATAATGATATCTGCAAACTCAGATGCTAAGCCTTCTGGCTTATCATTATCTGTAAATGAAATTGGATTTCCAAGTCTAAAATGTTCTAATGCTTCACTTGCTTCTGAATGAATTAGTGCAATCATTTCAGGAATTGGTACTTCTTTTTCAGTCCATCCAGATTTAACTGCTTGCTCATAACATGCTTTTTGTATATTACTAAGAAATTCTAAATATCCAGGCTCTGTTTCAATTTCTAGTTCTCTTTCCATTATTCTGTACTCTCATGGATATATTCTGTTACTTGAATTACTTCTGATGGATACAAATATTTAACAGGCTTGTTAAACTTATCTTGTACCCAATTTTCTACACTTTCCCATGTAAGCTTAGCTGCATTTGCTAGATTTTGAATTGACTTAATTTGCTTTTCAGTTTGTAAACCCTTCACTAGGAATTCTTCGTAAGTAATCTTTAGTTGTACAAAATTCATTGCCTTAACTGCCCTACCATCAAAATACTCATTAACGAAGCGCTTAACCCATTCCTTTCCAACATTACGCTTTTTGCATTCATCTTGCAAGAATACTAATTGGTCATGTCCAATAGTATCTGTTAATTTCATTCCATCAGGTGGTAAGATTTGACTAGGTACGTACCATGTATAAGTTTGAGTTTTTTCTTCTAGTGTAGACTGTTTTTTAATTACTTGCTTTTCGGGTTCCTTTTTACTATCATCAAATAGCACAGGAATAGGAGCAGATTTTACTGACTGTGTTGCAGTAGGTTTATTTCCCTGTTTCTTGGTTGGCTCGGGGTGGCATTGCTGGCAGTTGCAGCTCTGGTCGTGCTGGACCTTAGAAGGTGCTTGCGGCGCCTGTTGTTTAAGCGGCTGTGGCGATCCTGGAAGCTCCCTAGGCTGGGCGATGGGCGGGAGGTCTAGCGGCTTAGACGACGCTACAGCGGCCGGAGTTGGCGGCTTGGTTTCTACTGGTTTGTCAGTACCTTTTTCATTTGTTTCAGTTTTGGTAGAAATTGCACCAGTTACAGGGTTCCATTGTGGACCTGTATCAAAATCTTCCATGTCTTGTGTAAACAAATCACTAATGGCACATGCGTAGATAATACCATCTACATAGCTACGCTTTTTAGCAATTTTCTGAATGGTATTTGTTTGAGACGATACATCGTCATTTGCTACTCTAACTTGCGTGGAACCAATTTCCCATGCTGGTTGCATTCCACGCTTTGTTTCCATTTCAATTTTCTTTGCAGTGCCATTTTTAATGGCTTCATTAAATTCATCCCAATATTCTTGAGGCTTTGCATATTGTCCAGTGGTTTCAGCTTTTTCAATTTGAAAAACAAATGCTGATTTTCTAGATGTTCTAGTTACTAATCCTTCCGTAGATTGATTACCAAATAACTCAATATCTACCCATTTATAACCCCATTTAGATTCTTGGCTATTAGCACTTCCATGTCCAACGTGAATTAAAATTCCATCCTTGAATACTTTAGTTTCATAGCGATAGTAATAGAATGGTTGTGCGGTTCCTAAAATAGATCCAAATGGGTCAACAGTAGATTCAACTAGAATAGATTCAGTTGTTAATCCAAAGAACCTTTCAAATTTCTGTGCGCCTGGTTGTAATAGAGTTTTCTTTTTAGTAGAAGGAAGAATACCATAGTCATTTTCGATTCCTTCTTCTAATTGTTCAGATACAAATTTCTTAATTGCACTTAGCCTAGCTGAGAATTCCTCAGAATTCATAGCAGGCATTACCATTGAAGGTTTAGCTTGGAATTTATTATCTAAAGATTGTTCCATTTGTTCTTCTTGTAAGAAATCTTTTAGTTCGTTAGATGGAAGATGAAATGCAATTTGAGCATCTGTCATTATTATCCTTTAGACTTTCTTGGATCAGATTTTCTTGGATATGTTCTTTCTTCTTGAATTCTACCATTCTTTTTATAGATAACTAATGTAGCTTTTTCTTGTTGTTTTGCTCTTGCTACAGCTTCTGCTACTGCATAATTTTTTCTAGTCTCATCCCATTTATAAATGTTATCTACATGAACATCCCACAGTTGTAATTGTTTATTCCATCTAACTGTAATTATTACTCTTTTAGCCATATAGCTCTCCATTAAAAAATTTCATTGATCTCTCAATTGCACCATTTTCATTTTGTACAATTAGGTTAGATTCTTTATATGATTTTGATATTCTTAAAGCATGCCATATACATGAGGATTTATCCATACTTGATTGAACGTAAGTCCCATCTCTAAAAATATCCCAACCTTTATCGTATCCAGCGTATTTTACTTCAATCTTTGTCATTTTTGAAGGTCTCCTTTTAGAATTCTACCTCATCGAAATCATCGTTTATTGTTTCTTGTGTGTCGGTTAGCATCGAAGGTCTAAATCTATCCATGTTACCACTATTATCAGTTTTCATTTTTCTTTCTTCTACATCATTTTTGTACATTTCCAATGCGCCTAATTGAAATTTATTTATTGACACCTCTCCTTCTTTCTTATTTAGCTCTATTATTGCTCTTGATGTGTTTAAGTGAGTAACAATTCCTTCACGTTTAGATATAGAATCTTTTCCTAATTGAATTCTTACTTTTCTTCCTATGCCTTCGCAACATTTTAGATTACATTTATCTTTATTTGGTAACTTTAATTCGGCTAGTTTAATAACTCCTTTCCATCCAATAAAGTCAGCCGTTAAAGATTTTGTTTTCCTCAATCTGTTTTCCTGTTCTCTTTTGTAACAATTGAGCTATGATAAAAGAATTCTCTAAACATTGAGAAAACATGAAAATATCTTCAACTGATAAATTGATATCTTTAACTAATAGAATAGGTGGATGCCAAATTCCTTTCATAAAGAAAGGTTTCTGTTCTAGTTCAATTCTTCTATCGTACCAGTAATGTGTATATCCATGTTCATTATTAATGAATGTAAAACCTTCAACTGTTATTTCAGTTTGCCTATATTTCCAGTTTCGATTAGGCGTTTTGTCGTCTGTGATAGATTCTTGCCTAATTTGTTCTGTACTTTGTTCGTTGTTAGATCCCATGATTTTTGTTTCTCTAATTCCTTAGTTAAATGCCAATGATTATTCTTTAACTCAATAATGATTACGTTAGCCTGATCTCTTGAATAATTAGGATTGAAACCAAACTGAGCCAATATTCTAGCTTGTCCTGGACTGCAATAACCTTGCTTAATACGTTCTGAAATCTTTTGGCAAATCATCGAAGCTTGCCGTCTAGTTAAATCATCTCTCCATAAACCATGCTTTTCTATGTAGTCTTTTTGTTTTTGTGTTGGTGGTATTCCTCCTAGTTTTGGATGTTTAATGTATATTCCAATAATACCAAATGGATCGACTTGCTTTATTTTAAAGTTAACTCTTTCTTGAGTTAGCGCTCGTTGTTTTTCTTTTTCTAGATCATCATTTATATTTTCTTTTGGCTCGCCGTTTTCAGGTACTTGTATTTCTTCTTCTTTAGGAATGAATACTTGTTCTCTAATCTTTACTTCTTCTTCATCTTCTTCTCCTAATAGATTCTCAGAAGTAGCAAGGTTATATTTATCACTGTTATCTGTAAAGTCTAGAATCAGACAATTCTCTTTTCCTTCGCAAATTCGTAAGCCTCTTCCAATAAACTGGGAATACATTGATTCCGATTGCGTAGGACGAGCACAGACAATACACTGAACAAAAGGTAAATCAACACCTTCGGTAAATAATAAACAGTTAACAAGATACTGAATTTCAAACTTCCTAAACCTTTCCAAAACCATCTTTCTACGTTGCGGAGTGTCTTTTGCATATAAATAGTCCGATGAGTTAGGTTTGATCGTATTTAATACTTCACACAATTGCTTAGCATGATCTACTGTAACACAGAAAACTAAAGAAGGTCTATTTTCGCTTAGCTCAATAGTAGGTTTAGCAACTTCGTATAATGTTGGTTTTTGTACTAGCTGTTTTTCTAAGTCAGACTCAACAAAATCTCCTCTAACTCTTCTAACTTTAGATAGATCCAAATGTTCAACAATAATTTGTTTTCTTATGATAGGAGATAAAAAGCCATCTTTAATACCTTGTTGCAATGTATAAACATATGCAATGCTATCGTAGATTTGTCCCAATCCTTTTTTATCTAGTCGTTTTGGTGTTGCTGTAACTCCTAATACTTTAGCTTTATCAAAATGAGCAATAATCTTTAAATAACCATCTGCTACAGTATGATGCGCTTCGTCAATTACGATTAATGAGAAATGTTCTCTACGCCAGAATCTTAGACGTTCACCTTTAAGTGACTGAACAGACGCAATAACAATCCTAGAAAACAAATTAGCGTGTTCGTTTGCTTTCTCAATTGATACCTCAAAATTTAGTCCAGTTACATCGCAAATTTTATCATGAGCTTGTTGAATTAATTCGTCTCTATGAGCTAAAACTAATACACGTTTTCCAGCTTTAATGAATTCGTTAATGACATGTGAAAATGTTATGGTTTTACCGCTAGCAGTTGCCATAACAAGAAGCGTAGAATGTCTATCTTGATAAATCAATTCATCAAGAATAGAATCCTTGGCTTCTTTTTGGTAGTAGCGCAGTTGCATTATCTAAAACTTTTCAAATGAAAAATCCTTATCCATCAATTTTACAAAACTTATATCAACTCTACCTTTATCTTCTTCATTATATGTGATAGATATCTTTTTACAATCTTCGTCCCAAATTTCATCCATGCCATAAACTTCTAGATCGCCAACGTCTTTTTTAACTTTTTCTAGATTTTTAATTAGTTCAGATATTTTCATGGTTCACCTAAATACAGTTAAAACTCACTAATAAAATGAGGCTTTTTCTTTCTCTTTTTCCTATTTGGATTTGATGAATCACATTCTCTACAAGTATTACTTAATCCATCTTTATGATGTTTAGACACAGAAAATGATATATATGGTTTAGATTTGTGACATTTATTGCAAGTCTTTTTACCGTTAAGTAAAGGTTCGCGAATCATTCTTCTTCACTTTCAACAATAGCTAAAATTACTTGAGGATCTTCATTTCCAGTAAAATACTCAACATTGAAATCAAATTCATTATCATTTAAGTCTAAAACGGTAACTAGCAAATCTCCATAATTTCGCCTCAAATCTAATAACTTATTCATTAATTCTGATATTTTCATTTTCAATAAGCCTCAATAGTTATACCGCGATTTTTTGCGAGCTTTGAACAATGGTTACAAGCTGCAATAGGTAGAAGTTGACCAGTCTTATTGAATCGTGCGATAAGAATTCTTTTAAGTGACCGCGGGTTTCTATGGATAAGCTTTTCTTCTGCATGCCAACTGCGCTGTTCAAGTCGATGCGAATTTCCAGTAATGTCAATGATAACTCCATTTACATCTATACCTACTGCAACTATTCTATACCTACAAGGAATAGATTTAGACTTGTTCCTCATTCTTGAAATCAACGTATGCAAATTTGCTTTCATTTATATCTTCCATTCCAAGAACGCTAACGGTGCATTTTACTTCTAAAACGAAATTATTTAGATTTGGATATTGTTTGGTGGTAAAAGAAATATTTAGTACAAACCCACTATTTTCTAGCTTTTCAAGTTTATCAGAAAAGAATTCATCTAGCAGTTGTTTCTTGAATCTATTAGTGAAGAAATTGATTTTACTTTTACCGTGTGTAAATTCTATTTCATCTTTAGTAAATACGTATTCTTTTTTTCTTTCCCACTTAACAACCCAACTAAATAAAGCCACTGTTACTTGCACTTTATCAGTGTTATCCATTTCTATTTCCTCTACCTTGCATTTGTAAAGCTATAATATCTTCATCAGTAAGTTGCAATTGCTTGCAAAATTTAATAATTTCTTTAAGCCTTCTTTCAAGTGTAAGAGGTTGAAGATTTATATTTTTCAAAGATTAGCTATAAAGCCATTGAGCTACTTTCTCAATTTCTTTACTTATTCTGTCTACTTCAAACTCTCTATTTGTCAGCGATTTCATTATATTTATACCTATATTTAACCTTACCAACAAATGGACCCTCTCTAATTAATCTTTTCTTTTTAGTATGATAATCTAGAGTACCCTGAATACTATTGTATGTTTTACCTGTCAATTCTGTTAGTTCTCTAGATGTTATTCCTTCGGGTCTGCTTTTAATGATATCTAGAATATTTACCAGTTTAGAATGATTATTGTTTAACTGTTCAGATTGAAATTCTTTTCCTTCTAAATAAAACTTCAATGCTTCAATTTCTCTTTCAACCTTACATAAATCTTTTTCTATTTCTTGTAATACTTTAATCTGTTCTCTATGTTCAATTCTAATTTTATCTCTTTCTTTTTCTTTTTCTTCTAGTAGTGGTTGCAAGTAATATTTAGACATTTATAAACCAAAAGAAACTCCGAATGGAGAATAAGTACCTACGAATAAAAAAATCTATTTCGCCTTCTTCAAATTTACACTCTCTAATCTTTGTTCTTTACAAAGTTGAGATAGTTTCATTACATCACGTTATGTAAAATTTATCCATAAAGTTTTAATACGAGAAGATGAATAATTTAGTTTCCTAAGCTTCTTTTTTAGAAAAGCAAGTCTCTGTATTCCTGAATATGCAAAATGCTTTCTTGCGTACCTTAATATTCTATTTCTTTTATTTACGATTACTTCTAATGACATTTTTACAGTACCTCTACAGATTCTTTATCAGGAGTAGGGATGGTATTTTCGATAATCTCTTCAACGTATGCTTCGCTTGTCACACTAATAAGAATTTCCTTATACTTAGGAACCCTGCGACCTTTAGTTACTTTAATATTGAGAATTCTACGTCCATCTTCTACTTTACAGCCGTTTCTACGCTTTTCAAGAATTTCTTCTTGTAAGCTTTCCAATTGCTGCACTTCATACAGTAGCTCATCTTGTAGTACAAGAGTCTTTTGTTCGATCTCTTGTTTTAGAGATACTATCTTCTTATTAGTCTTATAGAATTGTTCTAGTAGAAACTGATTGATTACATTAGACCTACGGCTTTGCGTTTTCCTTACAGGTTGCGCCATGAGATTTATTCCTTTAAATAATTCATCAAGTTACACAGGGATGATATCATAGGTGCTATCACCTTGTCAACGGCAGCAAAATGTGCTATTTTCTACATCTATGAAGTCTAACTTTAAATGACTTTTTTTGAATGATATATTCATTATCTCGTAATTCGTTATATTCAATCTTTTTTCCAATCCTCCTATTATGAGTCCTGATTGATTTTTTAAAACCATGAACAGCTCTAGAATGTCCATGTTTTCCACAACAAAAGTCATTACCAATTGGCAAGTCGAATGTTCTATCTCTAAACGATCCAGGATCTACAAAGCCTCTTTTTTATGGTTTGTTTTCATTGTTAGTTAACCAGCTAGAATGGAGCAATTAAATGGCATTAGGAATTGGAAAAGCAAAAGTTATTTCACAAGTGTTGGAAGTTACAAAAGGTGACGATACTCCTAGCATAGTCAATAGACCATATTTAGGAGTTACATTTGATACTAACATTATTTACCTACACAAATATATAGGTGGTACTTATGATTCTTTTATAGGATCAAAAGATTATTCGGGTATATTAACTGGTACAATTGTTTCATGTCAAGTATTATCGCTTTCGCCACTTGTAATAGGATTCAATAGAAGCAATGGAAAAACAGTAGTTTATGATTTTGATAATGACATATTATATGGAGCATTCGATGCTGTTACAAATGGAGCTTTTACTAGATTAATGAATAGTGACGGTAAGAACGGGAAATGTTATTTTACTGCTTATAAGCGTTCAGAAGATTATTATGCTTTATACCAATTAACGTCTATAGGTCCAGAAGAGATATCTCCTGCTGCATTAGAAAACCTTAGTAGTCCATTATTAGGATCTTCAAGTGGTTCTGTTTTATCTTGTGGAGATATTGGAATCATCCCTGTTTATGGAGATCCTGGAGAATCTGGATATATTAAGGTTGGAGCATTTCAATCTGAATTCGTTCCTAGTAATGATTTTTTACCAAACGATCCATCTGATGGTTCATGGTTGAATTACATTCAAGGAAGTACTATTCCAGGATCTACAGATTCATTAATCGTAAATACAAATTCAACAAATGCAACTAGAGAAATTGGAAAATTATCTCAAGATGCTGTTTATACGCAAATCATTGGTAATGCAAGTTTAGATACAAGTGGGGTATATGCAAAATCGTGCGATCCATCTAGTGATGGAGAAACTGCATTAATTATTGAAACTGATAAATTATCACATATTCTACTTAATTCGGATGTTCCTCCGGTTTGGTTGAATATAGATAATTCACCACTTGCAACAACGCCAAGTTATATGTTTTGCTTAGATTAAAGTGTATCTAATCTTTTTTCACAAATTAGTAAATCAGCAATATCCGATCTATTAATTTCTAATATATATATAGTATCATAATCTAGCGTTAATTTATCTAAGCTTTTTGATACAATACGTATTTCAATAATTTCATTTTCACCACGTTTAACTGGCGTAAATATTAAGTCTGATTCCGCTAAAATCTTATTTGTAATCCTAGATGGATTATATTTACGCTTTTTAAGTATTGCCATATTATCTCATTTTTGGCTCATTCGTGACTAGTGATATCAGTCTAACTCTGTATCATTTGGATACTTTACCCACTTCTCGCGTCCGTAAATTTGAAATATAACGGTACGCTTAATTGACTCAAAGACTCCGCATGCAGAGTGCATTCTATAATGAAAATAAGAATCAAATAATTCTCTAATTGTACATTCTAACTTGTTTAATTCTTTCATTATCGCGGTTCCTTTTCCATAAATTCAGCATTCAAGAATCCACCAAATTCTAGATTACGATGGTTGCATAATTCACTAGCAGATTTTTCTGCTCTTTTTCTAGTCTCTCTAGAATATACTTTTATATTAGATTCAATATCTCCATTTTGAATCTTACGAATTACAATGTATGAGTTGTTAGGCCAAAATGGACCTTTAACAAATACCTTCTCTGTTTTAGCTTCCACTGGTTTTAATCTCTTGATATTTTATAAGACTTAAAATGCTCTGTACCATCTAAGAATTCATACTTTATTTCTAGAATATTTAGTCCATGCTTTACGAAAAGATCCTTCAGGTCATTCATGAGCTTTCTATTTCTTTCAGTAATGTCTTTTTTCATAATTCTACCTCGGTTCTATATCTACTCCACCGCATTTAGGACATTCTGGAATTAGTTTAGATGTTTTGAATTTATTATTACATTCATTACATATAACAGGAATTTTTTCAGTCTTTTGTTTCATTTATTGTACTCCACCAAATTAGAGAACCATTAGGATATCCATATTCAGGAATTATATCATTTTCGGTTGTTTCATTCATCCAAATATTAAATATATTAGAATCATGAAATTCAACGTTAGAATAAAGAATGTTATCTTCTGACTTATGTATAGTTACTAAGCTAAATTGAATATCTTTTTCTAGAAGCTCTTTACGTAAATCTTCTATTGTGCCTTTTGTAGCGATTAAAAATTTCATTCATTCATCTCATTCTAAGTTTTTCATTCGATTTTCTAGATAAATAGTATACTGCATCTTCGTGGTAATTTCCAGGAATTAACCACATTAAAAATAACCTGCAATAATCTATTGCATTAAAAATAGTCTTAAATATTTTCATCATTTTGCATTAGGTGCGTCTCTTGAAAGTCTATAAACAGATTGATCCTACTCCTACTTTGTAAAAAACTCCTCTAATTAGCCTAGTTAGAATTTCCATTCTAGCATTCCTTCCAGTATGTACACAGCGACACTCCGATAATCCTTTGACTACCGGAGTGCCAAATCTACATGCTGTTTTTAGAACAGGTCTGGCGTTGCGGCGTCGTCTCGCTCAGGTCGAGTGCGGAGAAGAGTCGCCATGTTATCGAATTCTGATTGCATCGCAGTAAGTAGCTTTTCCGCCTGATCCGTCGAATAACCGTAAGTCTTACTGTGAAGCTTTGCAATGGCGCGAGTGCGAACTACCCAAACCTTGAAACGTCGATTTGCGGCAGCCGTAAACTTCTCTTCTGGCGAACGCTTGTCATCTGACGTTTCCTCGGCTGCATCGGCAGCGGCATCCGGGTCTGCATCGAAATCGTCATTCTCTACTTGCGCCTTTGGACGGGCCATAATACATCCTTTCGCTTCCCGACGTTTATTCGACGGGATTTTTCCAGCTAGCTTTCGGCCGCTGAAACTCTAGAATCCATATAGCAAGGAATCCGCTGAGAAAATTGTGCGGTATTTTTCATTTGCACGTCTTTCTGTTTAGCGGCTTTTGCGGTTTCTTGCAGGATTCCGGATATGTTTACGGATTCCCTGCTAGATGGATTCTTTCTCTGAGACTTTTTTCTGCCGTCTGTTTGCTTACTTAATCTTTCTTTCTATCGTAGTTACTCGTATTTCTTTTCTGCAAAATGATGCAAGATGATGACTGGCGCGCAAAATACCAGAAATATCTTTCCTTTCACTGTCGCTACACGGCCAGTATTCACCGCATGTACAGATAGGTTTCATATGCTTCGTGTACTCTTTCATAAACTAAAAAACCTTCGCACCGAAATGCTTTGCAAAAAGCTCGGCAGTGAAGCGCATTTTGAATTTGTAAACGTCTTTACCAATTACGACGATGTAATTCATTCTTTCATTCCTTGCATTACTTGACGGCAGGAAGAAGCCCCAGAGTTTTCAGTATGTGGAAGCTACTGCGCTAACGCGGCGCCAGCATTCACTAGCACGTTGCTTTCCGAGGTCCACAACGCATTCGTGAAACAGATTTTAATTCGATTACTGACACTTTCCCGCTAAGTACAGGCGCATGATTTGGCTTAGATTATCATGCTTTCTTTCAAACATTAGCGCATGAGTTTCCACACACTGTTTTTTTCAGTATCGCCTTTTCACCACCTAGTTTTAGGTGAAGCGACGGGGTTATCCCTATCGCGATACTGAGCTGATTTTCAAAGAACCGAAACAGGAGAAAGTCAAGCCTTACTAGGATCTTTCGCTACTTTGACAGCTACTCCATGCTCCGTGGACCTTTACAGATCCTGTCTAGCCGTTTCGCTGATTTCGCAATCGTTCTTTTCAGGCTTGCTTTCTTCTCCTGTTTTTCCTGCTAAACCTAAAGTCTAAGATGATTCGCGCTAGGCGGTAACTGCGTTATCGCTTTCTCATTTTTCGTTCTAGGAAACGCATAAATGAGCATGTGATTTGTTCCTAGTTTGTCACACTGGTTCAACATAAACTAAACTAGTGCGAATCATTCTAGATTCTAGGTTTTCAACGAACCTCAAACCGTCTGTTTCCTACTCCGCGAATCGTAGCCTAGAACCGTGAGACTGTCAAGACCTTTCGGCCGTCCGTTTTGTCTTGCCTTTCTCTCTGATCTACATAGCAAAGCAAATGCCAGCTATCTTTAGAGGGAGATTTCTCTATGTAGACTCTAAGACTGACAATTCTTTTCCGTGCCAACGTTACTATAGGTAACATAACCATATCTAAGTCGTTTAGTACCAGTAACTTACGCCATCGACACTTTGTGTCATAGAGTTGACAAACTTTGTCACTTTGTTTTAGGTCTAAGGATCAGATCTAAGCTGACAATCTTTGTCACTGGGTACTGACAACTTTTGTCACCTACTGACACTCTTTGTCAGCCGTGTTACAGGATGAGCACTTTGGTAACAGGTGATAGCATAGGTGATACAGAGCGGGAATACCTACAGCTGTAGCTTGTGTTAGCTCAGCTAGGAGCGCAGCGATCGACGGTAGTGAGCCAATCCCCATGGTGGATCCGTTCCCCTGTGGCGCTTGCTGTAGAGGCCTGTGTGACCCTGGTTGCTGGTGGCTGTGCTGGTGGTCGTGCTGAGGTCGGAGGATGGCACAGCGAGCTCTAGAGCAGGGCCAGCTCGAGGATTCGGTGGGTAGCGTTTCCACCCGGTGTACAGCACGCACTACACCAGTAGTGAGCCAAAAGCACGGTATGACGCAATGCGGCATTAGAGCTTGCCGCGCTAAGACGTCAATTTGCCGCAATGCGGCATGACTTGCCGGGTTGGATGGTAAGCAAAAGAGATGCCAGCTAACCTCCAAGTAAGTTTGATGCCAGTTAGCGGGATGGTTGTGGCCGGTACCGAGCGTGACGAGCTAGCTCCCTATAGCAATTAGCTGTAGTGAGGTACCTCGTGTGGTGACTTAGCTGCTATAGCAACTTGCTGAAGGCGCTGTTTTAGGTCTGATTTGTGGTACTATTATGGCATGGCTAGAGACGCCAGGCGAGCCGGCTACCCGGAGGTTAGGTCAGGGGATTAGACTATAAATTATTATTGATGTAAAAATAGCATGTAGGCATATCTTAAATATCTCATAGATGATTATGTAGCAGAAGCGTATGAACCCTTGCTAGATAAATCAAGAGTTGATAAATTTAATAAGATGAGACAAGAATGAAAGAAATTGAATTTAGAGATATTAGTATTCCGCGTATTACGCACTGTAAGTTTTGTAGATTAAAGAAAGACGATATCAGCACTCGCGGCTATTGCATGGATTGCGAACATGAAATAAAGTCACGAAAAGATAAAATTGAAAAACTTAAAAAGAATATAAAACAAGCTAGACATAACTTTAACAGACAAAAGAATAGAGAAATTCTAAAGTTACCTACAAGAGTTTTAAGCGAATTTTGGTATCTTGTAGAATTAAATTATAAAACAGATCTATCAAGAATTATAAATAATAATTACAAGTATTAATGGAATTATATCTTAATTGCTTAAAATGTAGCGCCAGGAAGAGAGTTAGAGAAGATGAGAGAGTTGAAAAACCTAACTTTAAATGGCGATGTAGAAATTGTGGCGCAGGATGGAAATGTGCATTTTTACATGAAAATGAATCAAGCGGTCTAACTACTCTACACTTAAAAGAAATTAAAATAATAGATGATGAGGTAATTAATGATTTATAAATCCATTATACTTGGTCCAATACAACTTGATTATGCGCCCAAACAAAAAGATTCTCAAGTTAGCGAACGGCTATATATTGCAGTAAAACGAGGAGATTCTCTTGAGCTACAAGCAACCATAGGATTAACAGAAATTGAATGGGATAAATTAATTAGAGCTATTAAATTTAGTAATATCAGATGTGAAGTATAAATAAAATGAAAAAAGAATTGTTTACTTACGGCTATGTAGAACTAATCGAATCATGGGGCTCTGATGAAAGAATTATTGAATCAGCTAGAATGTCTACAAATAAAGGATTTTTAGGATGGGGACCCCTACCATCCGATGTTTGCAAAAGATGCGGCTATACTGAAGAGTTAGCTGGTAATTATTGCGAAGATTCAGATGGACTAACAATTCATAACTTTACAAAATCTGGTGATGAAAAGCTACTTGAATATTTATATAGAAATAACCATTTAACTCCATTTGAAATGTGCGGTGCTACGTTTGAAATTTCCGCACCTATCTTTGTTTTTCGTGAATGGCATAGACATAGAACGCAAAGTTATAATGAAATGTCAGCACGTTATATACAGATGCCAAATGTTCATTATGTGCCAACTATTGAAAGAATAATGAATTCTGGACAAGACGTTAAGAATAAACAGGGAAGTAAAAAACTAGAGATTAATGAACAAGATGCATTTAGATTACAACTTTCTATTAAAGCAACTCAAGATAGAATTTATGAGCAATACGAATACTGGCTAAGTGTAGGAATTTCTAAAGAAGTAGCAAGAATTAATACTCCAGTTTCTAGATTTTCAAAAATGCGCGCTAGTGCTAATTTGAGAAATTGGTTACATTTTCTATCTCTTAGAAACGATGCTACGGGGAACCCTCCACAAGGTGGACATGCACAGTTTGAAATTAGAGAATATGCTAGAATTGTACAAGAATTTCTAACTGAAAAATTTCCTCGTTCACTTGGCCTCTTTGAATTAGAAAGAACAACATAATGACATTAATAGACTTATTAGAAGTTATAGTATTAATGTCTATTGCATTTTGGTCTGGGTGGCAAGGCGGAAGAAATCATCAAGTAAATAGAGATATTAAATTAGTTAACAAGACTTTAAAATCAGTTAATGAGGCTTTTGATACTAATGAGACAGATTAATTCTGATTATATGACTGCGTTGTTTGCTCAAATGATTAAGGAAGAAAATTTAGTTAGATCTAAAGCTCAAAAAGAATATGCTAGGGAAGATAACAATGTACTTGCTAATTTTGATAGAATTGGCAAGATGTTAAAATGCCAAAGCTGTAAAAAAGAAATAGGACCTTATATTGTATTAATGACTTTCTTTCTAAAGCATATAGATGGTATACTTTCTTTCGTAGAAGGAAATGAACAACAAAGGGAGCCTATTGAGGGAAGAATTAAAGATGCTAGAGTTTATCTTATGCTACTTCGCGCAATGATTGAAAGAGAGAAAGAAAGGGAATAACAGAAATGGATACAAGTACAGGTAGGTTGGTATCTCCAGAAAAAGCAGAAGAATTAAGAAAGATGATGGAAGATTTTGATAAACAATTTACACAAGTTCCAAAGTCTTTAGAAAGAGCTGCAAAAAAGAAGCTTGGCAAGAATGATGAAGCTATGGTTTCTTTAACATCTGGTGGTAAGTTGTCAAATTGGTCCAAAAGACAAAGACAATTAAAGCGTAAGAATAAACAAAGAATTCAAAAAGAATCTAGACGTAAGAATAGATAAGATTTATGGAAGAATTTGATAAAATTGGAGAAGAATTAAGAAAAGAAAGAATAAAACTAAAGAATTATCAACGTAGAATGAGGATTTATACAACAAAACATCATAATTGTTATAGAAAAATACAAAAATTAGAGCTAGAATTAAAGAAATTAGGCAAAAATAAGGTAGAAAAGGTCGTCACAACGCAAGAATATATTAGTCAATTTGTAGAGTAAGCGGAGAAAAAAATGAGCCAAGAATCAGGAATTTCAGGTATTGCACAGAATCTTTTGAATTTATTGAATTTAATGATTCCTCAATTACAAAAATACAAAAATGTTGAAAAATTATCCCTACCTCCAGAACCGCCAGAAGATTGGCTAATGAAACCTGGTACAATTACCAAAGGCGGAAGGTCGAATAATTACGAGATTATGGGTAGGGTGTTAGCTTACGTCTATTTTACTTTGGCTTATGGCGCAAATGATCCAAGGTTAATTTATTGGCGAAATGTACTAATTGATGAATTCAAGCGGCAAGAAAATGAATGGATGGTAGCAGAACAATGCGCGCCAGATCCGCATGCAGGAATGTGGGCTGGTGCAATTTTTGTTTGCTTTATGGCTGCTAATTATTTTAATGATACTCAAATTCTTGAAATGGTTAGTAGTTGGATCTCTAAGTATCTGTTTATTTGCAAGAATCTTAGTACATCTAATGGTGAAGTTTATTCACCTTGCTGTAACTCAAGAGAAGATAAACCATATCAAAAGATTATGTCTAGTATTTGGAGGCTTTATAGCGGTAGAAAATTAGTTAAAGTACCTCCTATTGATAATATTAAAGATGATAGATATTGGACTGGTTTTGTTGCATCTTATTATTGTAACGTACAACTTAAAGCAGTTCAGATTTCTAGCTCGATTCCTAAGATGCGTTGTCCATTGTTTATTCAAAGAACAGGTAATGGCTATAGAGCATTTTTGCAGAGTCCGCAAAATGGACAAGTAAATGATTCGTGGGTTTGTAATGAAGTTGTAGTGGAAAATGATAATCTCGTAAGTGTAAAGAAAGCATGGGCGTAGATAGTTTAAGTAATCCTAGTTTTGGATCTTTAATAGTAGCATCGCATAACGATTTCTACTGGTCAGAAAAACATAAGGCGTTTATAAGAATTAGTGAAGCTTGGCCGTATGAAAATACTAGATATTTAGTAGAAGTTGTTAACTGGATTGATCTACCATTTATAGCAAGAAATAATAAACCATCATCAGACTTAATTATCTATAAACCTAGAAATAAAGCTGAGCTAGATCAAGTCTTGGAAAAATGCATCCCACTTCAAGACATACGTGAACCAAAAGAATACATTAAATTTATAGTTAACATAGATGGAATAGGAGCAAGTTATGACAATAAATCAGGAATATAAGAATTCATCAGTTGAAACTGCTGTGGAAATAGTGAGTGGTAACGTTTCAAAAATTACAAGACTAAATTTAAACAAATCTCTTCGTTCACTTGAGCATCAATTTAGAAATCTATTGAAAAATGCACGACTAGAAAGAGTTATTACTACAAAAGAATACGATTATTTAGAATCTAACTTCATGTCAGTATCTAATCAAATTAGACAGGAGTGTTTTTGCAAGTATCAAAAAATGAATGAAAATATACAAAGATTTATCAACATGAAACCTTTACCTATCATTGATAACGATGGTGATAATTTAGTAGAAAGAACATACGGAGAATAAAAACTAAATAAACATGCCCGTAGCTCATCGGTTAGAGCGGCGTCCTTATAAGACGAAGGTAGAAAGTTCAATTCTTTCCGGGCATACCAAATTAAGAGATATGTTTTATTATTACACATCCTCGCCAGTATTAGACGTTCGTGTGAGTCTTTCATATCTTGAAGAGTATTTAGACATACCTTTCTATGATTACTAAAAAGGAAACTAAAATGGAAAAGCAATTTTGGATGGTACTAAATGAATCGACTGGATATATCGTATTTAAGCACAGAGTTAGGAATGAAGCTATTATTGAAGCAAAAAGACTCGCTAAAGCAAACAAGGGTCATAAGTTCATTATCCTAGAATCTGATATGTTTGTACTTGACCCAATACAAGATTTAATTATTCAAGAATATGACAAGATACCATTTTAATTACAATGAAAATATCTGAAACTATAAGAATATTATTTTTTTATTGGGTTAGACATGGAAATATTGATGTTGTAGTATGCGGTAAAAGAGGATTTCCATCTAAAATCACAAATATTAGATTTAGGAAGAATAAGATTCACAATAATAACGAGTACATTCAAATACAAGACTATTAATTATGAAGCTAGGATTTAGCGGGCATAGAAATCGCCAAGTTAACCTGAAATGGTTAGAATGGGCGAGAAAAAGATTCCCAATGTTTAATGTTTGGGTTCATGGCGGAGCTGGAGGTTTTGATTCTCAAGTTGAAAGATTTGCTAAACAAAGGGGAATTAAAACTGAAATTCATTTACCTAACTATACACTATATCCTGCTAAAACTGCTCCATTAACTCGCAATAGACAAATTGTAGCAGAATCTAACTTGATGATTTTTGCATGGGATGGAAGAAAATACGGAGGTACATTTTACACTATGCAGTATTGTGCAGAAGTAGGAACGCCGTTTTTTGTAATACCAATAATAGTTAAAAAGACAGAAAAACAACAACAATTAGAACAGCTTACATTATCACTATGAAAAGAATAAAAGTCTCCAATGAAGAATATAATAATTATATAAAGCTGTGTAAGAAACTAAAAATTACAGAAAGATCAAAAAGATCTCTATCTAAACACCTAATGAAAATAGTAGAATTTCATTTAGATGAAAATAACGAAAGATCAAATATAAGTAGCGAAATTAAAGATGGTAAAATTATACTATGGTAGATCAAACTAAGACAATTCGCGTAGAAGTTAATAAAGATGAATTTAAGTTATTGCATGATATTTCAGCTACACATAAACAAACTAAATCATTTATTCTAAGAACATCATTAGCTGTATTTGTACTAATTTATAAGTACCTTAAGTCTGATAGTAGATTAGTAGTTATTGATGAATTTGGAAAGATACAATACGAAATACTAATTCCATTTATCCATTGACAAGCTTGTATGCGTTCTGTATAGTTAACAAGTGGAGCAGCTTACAGGGAATCTAACTTTGCAGATAAGCTCCATAGCTGCAAGATTTAGAATCTCCCGATTGGTTGGTATCGCGTCCATCCTTACCAAGAAACGCGACGTTAGCGCCGTCTTAAATAAGGCGGCGTTTTCGTTATTGGCAAACATAGAAAGAAAATGTAAATCTCTACAGGTAGCGTTGTGGAGTTTTTTTCTAACTATTTTTGTACGTGGGCGGCAGAGGGTCGGACGGCCCGTCGTCCGGTCCCTCGCCGGCCGGCTGCTAGTGCTAGATAGGCAAGCGGCGCCAGTTCTTTAAGCCCAGGATCGAAGCGACGGACGCTGCCCTACCTCCGACCTAGATCGACACGTCCAGAGGCGCCTGTGACCGCTCAGCCGAAACCGAGGCTAACGCCATGACTTTAGATAATAGATATAAAAAAATGATTGAATCATATTCAGAGCATTTTAAGGTTTCTCAACAAGATGCTCTTGAGAAATTAATCCAAGCTGGATATAATTGCTTTATTGGAATTATGAATAACAAAAATCGTAAAGCAATACTAACTAGAGACAAATCTCCTAGAGGTAGAAACTTTGTCAAATAAGAAAAGCCAATACGAAGAGTTATTTCTAGTACAGTATAAAAAAACTAACCTCCCACCATTACAGCGAGAGGTTAAATTTCATCCAAAACGAAAATGGCGAGTGGATTTTGCTATACTTGAGCTAAATATCCTTATTGAAATCGAAGGTGGTATCTGGATGAAAGGTTCGCACGTTAGAATGCATGGATATCAAGATGATTGCAATAAGTATAACGAAGCTCAAGCATTAGGATTTAAGATTTTTAGGTTTACTAGCGAAGATATTAAAAATGATAGAGCTGTTAAGTTTTTATGGAATTACTTAAACCCTGGAAATGAGATTTTTTAGAGACCGTCGTACATCTATTCAAAATCTCCAGCAGCCTCTGATTCTCTAGTTTCTCTTTCTGATTGACTTTCTGCTTTATACAACTTAAATTGACCATCCCAATTTAACGGAATTGAATCAATAAAGCATAGAAAACTTCCATCATCCCTTGCTATAGCATTTCCAATTCTACGAAATACACCCTTGCGATCGTTGCCTGATTTGTCTACGTAATTTTCTGGAAACCGCTTAAAGAATACAATATTGTAGCGTTCGTCAGCCATTTAGTTTAGTCCTTCCGTTCCTTCTTCTTCGTCTAACAGTTTTTGAATTCTCAGTGGAATTATGCAGAATTTAGCTGGCATAATTTCCTTTTCAATACATCCGCACCTAACGCAAGTAAATGTAGCTAACGCAAGAAAATCTCCTTTCCGTTTAATCAAATTTAAAGCTATTGGTTTTTCTTGTAGTGATGCATAGTGTCCGAATATTACACACTGGATTCGTTTATAAATCCATGTATACCTATTTTTATTTTCAACTGAATGATGTAGTAAATCTACTAGTAGATAAGACAGAGTTATTCTAAATACATCTTTAATAAATTTTTTCATTTAAGTACGCCAGCCCATGTAAGAAATCCCGTACACATGGCAAATCCAAAACAAGTAATAACAGCAATAAGCCAAAATGTACCAACGACAGTTATTACCATTTTACAGAATTCGTTTACTGTCAATCTCCCAGTGTAATACGTTTTACTCATTATTAAATCTCAATTCTGAGGAATGGATACTTATTTTTAAACCATGTAAGTATTGCTTTACACTCTTCTAATGTTGGAAGTCTTGGAACAGAGTGTGTAGAAAGTAGCCAGATTGCATCTGTATAAGCTCTTGATTTATACCAACATATCCACAAACATTCAGCTATATGAGTTTCATTCTCTCCTAATCTGATATCATCTATATGGATAGAAGAGTATTTTTGATCTTCACAGTAGCGATAATCTACCTCTTTAAGTGGGTAAAGATTGTCGGCACCTTCGTATGCTATAGCTCTTAATCCTTGAACATAATTTTCTGGTAAATTTTCTTCTATCATCTCAGAAAATGACATTATTTGTAATTCTCCATTACTTCATCAGGTGGTTGAGAAAATACCATTTTTAGAGCTTCACGTAATGCTATAATAGATATCCTTCCTTTGTCAGTAATTCTGTAGTACCTTCTTTCGGTTCCTCTTGTTCTTCCTTCTTCTTTCTTCTCGCCTTTAAATTCAATCATTCCTTCTTTTTCTAGTCTTTTTAGATGGTATGTTACCTCCTTACTTTGCATCATTACTAAAGCATTAGTTCTTTTTTCAATCCATTCAGATATACCTTTAGCATACATTGGTCCGTAAAACAATGCTTGCATTATAGATATCTTAACTGGAAAGTCTATTGTATTTATCAATCTTTCTCGTACACCGCAGTTTCCATTAATCTTTTTAGATTATCAACCTCGCTACTCTTAATTCTAACAAAGTAGAATGTGTCTCTTTTGCTATCGTCGTTTAATTGTTCAATCCAGTCGGGTGGTACTCTAAAGAAAACCTGATTTTCTGAATCTTTATTATTAGTAAAACCAAGCTGTCTAACATTCCCAAAAAGTGGAAGAATATCTACGTGATCGTTAGATGCTAAGATTTTTGTAGATAGTGCGAAGTAGAGAAGTTTTACTGGACCGATTTCTACGTTTTCATCAATTTCTTGTTTTGCCATAATGAAGATATGTTAGCATGGGAACGGCCGTAATGTCAAGATCTCAGACCTAACCTGCGGCCGCACCGCTGAGCCATTAATCAATTATGGATCACCTCTTAAGAGAAGAGAAGATATATAAGACAAGAGAAGATGTACAAGATAAGAGGATTCCATATATATGAATCCTATATTAATCTTGAACCTAGAGTAATCACTAATATAAGATATATCTTACATACAGAACCCAGGAAGAACCACTCACTAGGAGAGACATCTTACTTGCAAGATTATACAGATTATATTCCAGATTATAGCTATATAGATTGCTTGTAATATCCATAATCCCTTCTTCTCAGAATTCTGAATCTATAACGTGTATCGCCAGTTTTGGGCAAAATTACCTAAAAATAGTGAGTTTAAAAATGGAACAAGTTGATAGAGAGTTAATTACAAATCAGTTAATCCAGAACGAAGGATTAAAACTTAAAGTATATCCTGATAGTAAGGGAATACCCACAATTGGCATTGGTAGAAATGTTAGAGATAGAGGTATTACAAAGGAAGAAGCCTTATACTTACTGAATAATGATATTGACTCATGCGAGAGAGATTTAGATAATTCGCTTTCGTGGTGGAGAGGTTTATCTCAAAATCGTAGATTAGTTTTACTTGATATGTGTTTTAATCTTGGTATATCTAGATTGCTAGAATTTAAGAATACTCTTAATCTAATCAGAAATGGAAAGTATAAACTTGCTGCTATTGCAATGCTTGATAGTTTATGGGCAAAACAGGTCGGACAAAGAGCTAAGACTTTATCAGATATGATGAAGGATGGTTAATATGTCTAGTCTTTTAACTCGACAACAGCTTTTAGCAAGCGGTATTATTGATACCATAGAAAAAGCATTAGAGGAAGGTGCTACAGAAGCAGAAGCTTCAATCGCAGCAGGCATTAATCCAAAATCAAAAAAGTTAGCTAGATATAGAAAAATACCAGAAGTTTTAGAGAGATTTGCCATCGCCAAAGCTAAGTCTAAAGTTAACTTAGTTAGAGCTGTAAATAGGATTGCAACGAAAGGTTCCGTAGTTAGAGAGGTTAGAGAAAATTATGAAACTAGGCCAATAGATCCAAATAATCCAGATGGGCCTAAAGAACAACAATTAACATCATCTACAGTTACAACTAAGGAAATTCCTCCTGATGGTAAAGTCGCTATTCAATTGTTGAAAGTTTCTTATCCAGAGGAATTTGGAGATGTTCGTCGTGTTGATATGAAGAAAATTGGTTCTGCTCAGCAGGTTGATTTAGAATCAGCACCAACTGTTATGGATAATCCAAAGGGTGTTATTGATATGTTTTTAAATGGTGATGGTCAGTATGTTCCTGATGTTGATGATTTAGATGATGAAGAAGAAGTTCAAGAATTGTCAAACATTCTTGCCGGTGAAATTGACGGGTGGGATTAGATGATGCTAAATTTATCTGAACCCGTTCGACATTTACCTGAAGTTAGATCGTTTGAAGATTGGAATAAATTAGAATTAATTCGTAGAGCTAGACGTCTACGAAAAATGTATACGATACATGATCCACAACTTAGAAAAAATGTACTAAACGCAGATTACCAAGCTTGTAAAGAAAATCCTCAATATTGGATTGAGAATTATGGATGGCTAGCTAATCCGCAAGAGGATAAAGAATCTATTAGAGAATTTCCATTTGTAATGTTTAATCAGCAGATTGCACTTCTTGAGTTATTGAATAAATCTTTAAAATTAGGGCATCCAGTTCTTTGTAATAAAGGAAGAGAATTAGGTATTTCGTGGTTAATGCTTTATCGTATATTCCATGCTTGGAGATTTTCTAAGCTATTTTCTGCAAAGCTTGGGTCTAGAAAAGAATCATTGGTTGATGATTCTACTATGGATTCTTTGTTTGGAAAGCTTAGATTTATCTTGGACAAGCAACCGCCGCATCTAAAAGAAAAGAACATTAAGGATATTTATCTACAGATCATAAATAACCGTAATAATTCTGAAATTATTGGTGAAGCTACAAATACTGGATTTGGTCGAGGTGGAAGAAAAACAGTTGTAATGTTAGATGAGTATGCGCACAATCTTCCTGCTATTGCAGATTCTATTTGGAAATCTATTGATTCAGTTACAAAATGTGCATGGCTTCCTAGCTCTCCAAATGGAAAGGGTAATAAATTTTATTTCTTGTATTCATCATTTCCTCAAGAATATACATTTGAGATTAAATGGGAAGCTAATCCATATAGAGATAAAGCATGGAAAGATAACAAACTTCTTACGCTTACAGAAGATGAGTTTGAACAAGAGCATGGAGCTTCATTTTCTGCTATACGTGTAGGTAAGATTTTTAAGTCACAACGCGATGCATCTTCTTATGGTGAAACCGATTCTGAATGGTTGATTATTAAAGATGAAGCTAGGAGATTGTGGCCACATGTAGGTGGTTGGGATTTTGGTAGTGGTCCATCTTTAACTTGTTGTTTATTTTCTATATTACAATATTTTCCAAATGATCCTATTCCTTGTATTTGGTTAGATGATGAGTTAGCATGGAAGTCAGCAGGATATGATACTGTTGCGACCGATGCAAATTTAAGACTTTCGCAATATGGAAGTTCTTTTAGAATACATTTCGGCGATCCTGCTGGAAAGAATAGAGAATCAGATCAATCATCATGGATTGACAATCTTGCTAACTGTGGAATACCAATAACACAATGTGAGCAATCGGTGTTTAATACTCAAGTTGGTATTGATACAAATGTTAAGTTAGTACAGAATTTTCTTGATTCTAGAAAGCTTAGAATACATGAAAGATGCAGATTAACGTGGGAGGCTATTGAGCAATGGAGATATAATATTCCAGAAGGGATTCCGATAGACAATATTGATAAAGCATGGATAGCCCCAAAAAAGGATGGTTATTCACATCCAGCAAATGCTCTTTTGTATTTAGTTGGTGGTGTAGTTAGATATTTGCTAAAGCCTCAGAATGAAGATTTGTCAGAATTAAAAAAGAGTTCTTTATCGTTGGGTGGAAATACTTTGTCAAAAACGCTAGGTATTGCTCGGACTGTGTGCTAGGAATTCCGCTATGGCACTTCCCGCCCGGAGCGAACGTAAGTTCTTACAAAAAGAGCTAATTCCTTTTAGTTCTGGAATTACAAGAAGTTTTGGCAATAGAGGAATAATGGGAAATCCAGATCCAGTTCTTCTTTATATTGCCAATAATGATGAACGTGCTTATCGTATAATGGAAAGAAACGATTCAGCAGTTAAAGCTGGACGTCAAAATAGAGATAACAATCTTCTTAATCCAGGTTTTTCTATTAGAAAAGGATCAAGTAAATCAAGAGGTTCTAAGACTCTTCATGAGTTTACTATAAATTGGTTCAAGAGAATTAAAAAATTACAGACATTTAGAATTAGATCACTTGATGCGATGTATCAAGGATTTAGACCTTTTGAGAATACTTTTTCAGAAATCTCGTTTAGATCAAAGCCATATTTAGCTCCTATTAGCCCAAAAGAGAAAAATCAAGAGAATTTTAGATTTACAGAACAGCGAGATCTTGCTTATTTTGATAGACAAAAGCGTGAATATGTAATCTTTGAAAATGAGATTGCAAGACTTAAATGGTTTATTCCTTCTTATGGCAGCTTAGATATTCCTCAAGGTGTCGGAATATATCAGTCAGTATTTTTGATTTATTTTGCTAAGTCTAAATTCTTTGAAATGTTTTCTCAGGGAATGCAGCGTAGCCTTGGAATGGTAAAGGCTAAGCAGACAGGGTTTGGCGGAATGGTTGCTCCAGCCGCTTCTAGAGCTACGGAAGAAGCTGCAAACGCGCAAGAAGTTTTTTCTTCTGTTGTTAGAGATATAACAGAAATTATCGAGGTTCTTAATTCTAGTAATATTCTTGTTGAAAAAGCTGGATGGACTCTTGATTTTCTAAACAATGTTAGTTTTGCTGATGGCTGGATTAAAGCTCTTGATTATGTTGACAAGCAAATTACTTTAATTGTTGCTTCTGAGATTCTTTCTTTCCAGGAAGGAAAATTTGGATCTAGAGCGCAGTCAGTAATGCATGCTGAATCTGGTAATAAGACGGCAATGGTTGATGGTGGATGGTTTGATAGCGAATGGAATGATAATTTTATATTGCCAGTTCTAGAATACAACTTCGGCGAGATTGATCCAGACGATGCACCAAAACAGATTTCACATTGTAGAATCCCTTTAACACTGGCAGATGTTAAAACTGCATATAATATGGGAATGAAATTAGATGCTGATGAAATTGCAAGAAGGTTCTACCTTCCACTTGCAGATGAAGATACTACTAATATTTTAAAGTTAGTTAAACCTACAAAGACAACTGGACCTAATAGAGAAAACCCTGGATCCAATCCTAAAAAGCAAGTTCAAAAGCAAGATGAACAAACTAGAAGGAGTAATTAAATGGGATGGCTTAGCAAGTTAATTAGTCAGAAAGAAAAAGAAAGATTGAGAGCTATTCTTAGAGCTGAATTACAGGCTGAATTAGAAAAGAAATTAGATGAAAAGCTTGGACTTGCTATTTCTCAACATACTGTAAGCACTAATACAGAGGTTGAAGAAGATGTCAGAATTCCTAAATAAAATTAAGAACAAAGCCTGTCCACCCTGGTTCAAGATTGAAAATAAAGGTGATAAGAAAGCTAAGATTGATATTTATGATGATATTGGTGGTGGTTTCTTTTTCTTTGGTTTAACTGCAAAGGATTTTAGAAATCAACTTAAAGAAATCGGTAATGTCGATGAAATCGACGTGTTCATAAATTCAAATGGTGGTAAGGTTTTTGAAGGTTTTGCTATTTATGAAATGCTTAATTCTCATTCTGCAAAGATTAATGTAAAGATTGATGGTATTGCTGCGAGTATTGCTAGTGTTATTGCAATGGCAGGTGATTCAGTTGTTATGGCTAAAAATGCATTTATGATGATGCATCAGCCAAAAGGTTTATTTTTTGGAAAGTCTGATGAATTAAGAAATCAAGCTAACTTACTTGATAAGATTGAAAATAACATTGTTGATACGTATGCATCCAGAGCTAAAATTAAAAGGGAAGAAATACAAAATCTCGTAAAGGAGGAAACATGGTTAACGGCTGACGAAGCTATTGAAAAAGGATTTGCTGATGAATTAAGCGAAGAAGTCGAAGTTGCAGCATTTGCTGGTGATAGATATGGTAGCTTTAATGCAGTACCAGTATTTATTCAAAATCTAGTTAATCGTGAAGATAAACCTACAACTGTGAATAAAGATAAAGAAGATAAAAAAGATACAGAGGATGAAATGACAAAAGAAGAAATTAAAGCTATGTTAGATGGCGGTATTAAAGCCGCTGTAGAACCACTTACTACTGAAATTACTGGACTAAAGACTCGCGCAGAAACTGCTGAAAAAGAGCTTAAAGAATACAAGGAAAAGCAGGGACTTTCTACTGTAGAAGATAAACGTAAGCTACTTGTCAATCGTGTTAATGCATGCGTTTCTGCTGGAAAGGTTACTCCAGTAGAACGTGATTCTGCTGTAAAGATTGTAAATAAACTTGATGAAGAATCTGGTGAAGAATACGTAAAAGGACTAGAATCACGTAATAAGATTGCAAATGGAGTTCTTTCAGTAGAAGTTACCAAGGGTGACGGTTCAACCAAGAGCTGTGTTTTGGATAAAGATTTTACTGTTCCTACAAAGGATAATGGACATAAAATTCCTCATCCGTCTGCGATTGCCGCATTTGATTCATTGAACGTTGAAGGTGAATCTTACGATGATTTTAGGAAGCGTGTTTATGCTCAAGCTGGCGAGAGAGTACCGCCTAAGCCAGTTGTTCCAGAAAAAGAAGCTGACGTTAAGTAGTATAGGAAATTTATAAAATGCAAGGAAACAGAGAACATTTTCCATTTACTGCTCGTGCAGAAGCGGACCTTCTTGCTAATCGTTTTGTTAAAGAAGGCGTAGCTGCAAAAGGAATGGTTTATGCTGGTGCTGGTGAAAAATGCATGGGCGTATTGAAATTTGATACTGTAAATGGTGACGTCGGAACAGTTCATCAAGATGGCGATGTTAAATTGCAAGTATCAGAAGCTGTAGCATTGAACGATGAAATTTCAGCAGCGGCAAATGGCAAGGGTCAAGTCGCAGCAGCCGGTGAGCATGTTTTAGGAAAAGCATTGCAGGCCGCATTGGCAGATGGTGACGTGATCGAATTTAGGATTTATCGCGGTAAGTACATTAAGCCTTAATTGTGAAATTAAATTCTGGAGTATAAAAAAGATGCAAGGTTCTATTTACGATTTAGCAGATCCAATGCACAACGTTCAAGGTGGAGTAGATCCAGTTATTACTAAACTGGTAGTTGGTGCTCCATATCGAAAAACTAGACCAAGCTCATTTTTAGTTAGAAATATTGAAGTAGATACTTGGACGTTCCAGTATAATCAATATGGTTTTGAAGCTTGGGAAGATATTGATACTGAACGTGCGATGCGCGCTGAAATTACTACCTCGGATGTTGAGTTTGAACAGCAAGTTGGAAAGCTTCGTCGTTTTACTCACGCATTAAAGCGCGATGAAGATGAAATTAAGAATGCTCATCCGAGTCTAAGACTTCGCGAGCTTCTTGCTTTCCAGGCTAAGTTTAAAGTTGACATGAATATTGAACGTATTATTCGTAATCTATTTTCTACTGTCACTAATTATCCAGTTACTCATCGTCTTGCAATTGGTGCGGGTTCTGAATGGGATGCAGCAGGCGGCGATTCTCGTGCTGATATTCGAGGAATGGCTGCCGAGGTTGCTGCTGATTCCGGAGTGTCAATTGAAGATGTCAGTGTTTATCTTCCAGAATCTTCGCTAAATGCAGCACTATCAGATCCTACTTTCTTAGGTGCTCGCCAAAATTTCGATACTGATACTCCAAATCGCGATGCTCTAACTCGTTATTGGGGAATTCGCGAAGTTCTTACTGCTAATATGATTGAGTATTCTTCTACTGGCGTTGTTTCTCCACTATATGATGATATTGCTATTGGATTTGTTCGTAATCTTTCTGGAGGCGATTGGGATACTGAATATGGTGAGTTTGATTTTGGTGTTAACTTTAAGTGGAACAAAGGCGTAGCTCTTGAAACTTGGTTTGAGAAGAAAGAAACTTGCTGGTGGTTCCCATATCAAGATTACGCAAATCCAAAAATCATTAACAATAAACTTGGGTTCATTATTACTAATACATCTTCATTAGTATAAGGATAACATAAATGCAAAAACAAGAAGTTCCAGACGGCTATAGAACAGTAGTCCTTCCGAAGGATTATAAAGGCGCTGTTATTACTGTCGATGAAGATGGAGATCGAAAAAGAGCAAAAGGCGGAGATACAGTAGTTCTTTCTGAAAAAACTCTTAAGCATGACCAGCATCTTTTGCAGTTTGCTTCTGATGTAACTCCTTCTGAAAAGCTTGATTTTTATCAGAATGCAACGACTGAATCACTTAAGAAAGCTCTAAAGAAACGTGATCTTGATATTGATACTGATAGAAAAGATTTGGTAATGACTGCAAGGGAACAAGGCGTTCCACGAGAAGAGCTTGAATTTGTAGATGTTTCTGAAAAACCAAAACAGGCGCTAGTTAAGAAGTAGATAAAATGCCTTACGCAGTAGTAGACGATGTTAAAGATGCAATTACTGCTAATAGGTTAGCTACGTTTGTTCCGTATGCAGCAGGTGATATAGATGCAATTATACAACAAACTATTAATGCGCAATCAGGAGAAATGGACGTTTATATAGGTAAGTTGTATAATCTTCCTCTTGATATATCTGGACTAACAAGCGAACAACAAGATAATATTACTGATTTATTAAAAAGATGGATAGTTGCATTAGTTCTTTATGCGTTAATTCCTCAGGGATCTTCTGGTGTTCCACTTGGTATTCAGATATCTTATGATAGAGTTAGATCAAGACTTAATGATTTAATTGTCGGAAAATATAGACTTCCATATCTTACTGGTAGAATATCTCCTGCATTTGCAGTAGTAGGTGATGTTGAAAATGAATTGACAACTCAGTTATTTAGAACATCTAGAATATTTTAATGTCTGTAGTTAAGTTCCAGACTCGTTTTCTTAAAACTGGTGTAATATTACAGCAAGTAGATCAAAGATTCAAACGAGCTAAAAATTTAACTCAAGCATTAAAAAAAGGTGCAAAGCAAGCTCAAGAATCAGTTAGACAAGAGTTTTTAGGTAGTTATTGGAAAACTCCTTCTGGTGGTCAAGTAAGCTGGGAAAGAAGAAAAGATAATCTTAATCATCCGTTACTGATACTTACTAGAGCATTATTTTTAGAATGGACAGAAGGTCAACCAGTGATTACACCTAAAACTTTCTCAATTGGATCTAGTTTGCCATATGCGGAAGTGCAGCGCGGAGGAACAGGAAGTGATATACAACAATCTCCATTGTGGAAAAATATTACTCCTCGCCCGCATGGCACTAGAAATCCAGAGTTAGACGAAAAGATTAGAGAAACAATTCTTGAATTCATAGTTTTTGGTACTACGTAATGGATGATAATAGGTTAATTAATAATGTATTTAGTTTAGCTCCAGTTGATAATATTGGGGTTGCTTTTAATAAGCTAATTCGATCTAGTGATTCATTACTCGAATGGACAAATGGACATATATTAAGATCATCATCTGCATTTGAACCAATTGAAGGTGTTCCTACTCCATATATTCTTAATCAGATATTGACAACTTCATCTGAGTTTAGAGCGAATGTAAGGCAAAGAAAAACAGTAGTATGCGGATCTTTGTTTGTATGGGAGGAACCATACCTGGAATTACAGGATGACGATATAACAATTGTTTCAGTTGTTGATGAATTTGAACGAATACTCCTATCTGATCCGCATTTAAAGATTGATGATGCAGTTATAAAGACTGAGAGAATACATAGATTTGAATTATCTTCATATGGTGGCAAGCCAGAACATGATAAGGTTACAATATACGCCGCATACCATGTAGAATATATAGTTGATATTAATTTCATTAGTAGACAAAGGATGTAAACATGGCAGACAAAGAAGAAGTCAAGGTAGAAGAAAAGCAAAGATGGAAGGTTTGGCTTCCAGAAAATCATCCAGGATCTAGAAAAGTAGTAATGGGTACTGGTCAAGTTTTTAATCTAAATCGACTTAATGATCCAGATCAAGAAGAAGCTAAGCAAAAGCAAGATTATCCAATTAAAGAAATGATGCTCACTGAAACAGAAGTCAACGATCTGCGAAATCATTATGGATTTAAGGCTTCTCTGATTAAGGAAAAGAAGGCTGTGATTAAAGATAAAGATGAAGAGAAGAAAGGATAATTAAATGTCAAATGATTTTAATCCAGCCAACGCGTTAATGCGCCATGCATGGGAAACCGTAGTGGGTATTCCCGATGAAGCAAACTGGCACGATAATGAAATTGTTTCAGAGGCTATTTCTGGAGATTATGGATTAATTCAACCTAAATCAATTACTAAAAATTCTCAGATTCCTGCTGGACAACCATCTAAGATTACTTTTGCAGGTGGTATTCCTATTGAATGGGATTCTGAGATGTATTCTAGATACATTGCAAATCTTCAAAGAAAAGGTTCTGTTGCCAATCCTACTCCAGGTGTTTACGTTCACAAACTTGCACCATCAGAAACTGCTGTATCATTCAAGGAATCTCTTTCTGTAGAAGTATCACGCGATGATGGTATTCCACAAATTTCTACTGACTTTCGTGTTAACTCGTTGAAGTTTTCTCTTGCGCCAGAAGGTTTCTATACTGGTGAAATTGGCGCCGCGATTGCTCGTGGTGAATATTGGGATGATACAGATAGAATTGACGTTTTAGGTGGCGCAGAACCAACTTACCCGTTTATTCGTGGCTTGCCTGAATATGATGATTGGAATCTTTCTGCTGCTGATGGTCAAGTAAGATTGAAAGTTACTGTAATTGCAGGAAGTATTATTACTTTCCTCGCAAAGCTTGGTACAGGCGCATATGGTGCAACTTCATTTAATGTCACTGTAGGAAACGATTCTCAGGGTCGCCCAAGATTCTATGAAATTATTGATAGTAATACTGGAACAAGAATGGGCACTCGTGATCTTCCTGTAGAAGTTCATGTTGATGCTGTAGCTAGTTATGTAGTAAATCAGGAATTTAGTATTCAGAGAGAACGTCCTGTTTGGACTCCTGTATATCCTTCGGTTCCTAAGTTTAATGAAATCTTTGCAAAGATTCTACTTGGCGAAACTCTTGCTACTGCTGAGGAATTTGAAATTGACGCCTTCGATCTTACCGTAACTCGGCCTGCTGCTCCTAAGTTTGCAATTGGCGGACGACATGCTAAGCGTGTTAAGGTTCGCGGGCAGCGTACAGTTACAGGAACAATTAAGCGTGAATACATTAGTGTCGAATTACGCAAGCGTTTAGAGCGTGCTCATCCTGCATGGTTGCAGGTAGACGCTTTTGATGGTGAAGTAATTGCAGGTGGTTATGAAGGCCAGTTATCTCTAATTTGCGGTCTTTTCGTTCTTGGTGGTAAAACTCCATCGGTTGGTGGTCAAGACTCGATGGATGAAAACTATAACTTTACTGCTCATCCATCAGGTGATGTTACTTATCCAGATGATTTAACTATTTTAAATACCAATACTATCGCATCATTAGCGGCTTAGATTTTGCGGTGGTCGGTGCGTGTCCGAATGGGTCCGGGCCGGGGTCAAGTTACCTCGGCCCTTTTTTTGGCCTACGTAGCTAGTTATGATATAAAGAAAAAGTAATGCCTGAACCGACAATTCTAGAGTATAAAGCTGTTACTGACGACTTAGTTAGTAAGCTAGGGCAAGCTTTATCTTTAATTAAAACATTTGAATCTGAAACTGGTAAAGAAACTACATTAAAGATTGATATTGAAAAGGTTATAGGTCAATTAAGTTTAGCTAATAAAATATTATCCGATTTACAGTTAAATGCATCTAAAGCTTTAAAAGTAGGAATATCAGCAGACTTTCAAAAACAGCTAGACTCATTAATTGAAAAATCAGATAGACTTGGAATAAGATTTTCTGCTTTTGCGGAAAAGGCATCATTTGAGCTAAATCCTCTAGTTCAGAAAATAGGTGAGTTAAATAATTCTTTACTTCAAACCATTGTATCTGTAAATAAATCTAGAGAAGCTGGAGATTATTCTAAGGCTAGAACAGAAATACAGGGATTATTAAATCAGTACAAATCTCTTGGTTCAGAAGTTGAGCAAGAAGGTTCTCATATAGATGGATTACTAAGACTTTATAATAACTTTGGATCTAATGCAAGAGCATCGCTATCTCTTGTAACTAGAGAATTAAAAACATTAAAAGAGGGTTCGGAAAGTACAGCTACATCTTTATCTAATAAATTAGGTGGTCTTGAAAGTATACTATTACAGTTAAGAGTTGCTGCTGTAAAGTCTAAAGAAGGATTACTGGAAAGCAAGTCTGGATATGTTGAAATATCAAGACAATTAGATGTTATAGCTCCTAAGATAGTTAGCATAGCTAAGAATACTCCAGAAGTAGCTCAAAGATTTCAAACTTTAAGAAATGCTGTAAATGGCTCCTTAACATCAGTTAATAGTGATCTTAATAAATTTCAAAAAGAAGCTGATAAAGCCGCAAAAGCAGCAGCAAAATCAATACAAGATGCTTCAAAAAATATAGAGTCTTCTAAGACTCCTGTTAAAAGTTTTACTGATTCGTTATTTAGTCTTAGTAATGTAATAAAGGCTGTAATATTTTCTAGAATATTTAGAGAAATAAAAGATGTAGCTACTGTATCGGTAGAGGCTTCAACTGAATTAGAAGCTTTACATAATTCGTTTGTTGCTATTATCGGAGATTCTGGAGAAGCCGATAGAGTATTAGGAAGATTACGAGATACTGCCGATACATTTGGTAAGAAGTTTTTAGATGTAACAGAGAATTATCTTAGATTTAGAATTGCTGGTGACGCTGCTAATTTAACAGCAGAGTCTACAGATGCTATCTTTAATTCGATTATCGTTTCTTCTGCTGCTTTAAATCAGTCTACTAGTCAATTAAATAGGACAATTACGGCATTTGAACAAATTCTTTCTAAGGGAGTTCTATCAGCAGAAGAAATTCGTAGACAGTTAGGTAACAATCTTCCTGGTGCGTTTTCTCTTACAGCTCGCGCCATTGGAGTTTCTAATGCTGAGTTAGAAAAACTTTTAAGAAGCGGTTCTCTTTTATCTAAAGATGTTGTTCCAAAGATTGCAGAAGAGCTTCTTAAAACTTTTTCTGGCGCAGCTATTGCAAATGTCAGTTCTGGACGTGCTGAATTTGGAAGGTTTTCTAATACTGTATTAGACCTAAAGAAAGCAATTGGCGATGGGTTACTTCCAGTAGTTATTGACTTAATTAGAGAATTAACAGAATTAAAGGAAGGTACAGATTTAAATGAAATTACAGAAGATGCACATCAAATTGCAGTAGCATTGAAATCGGTTGTAGATATTTTAATTGGTATAACAACTTTAGATCCTGGAAAGATTATTGGTGCTTCTTTAGAAGCTGGGATTTCTGAAATATCTAAAACTCAGGAAGTATTAACCGAAGTAGCTGCAAAGATTATAAGTGTATTTAGCGAAAGTGCTGGACAAAAAGTATTACAAGCTTATCAAACTCATAAAGAAAATATAAATGAAGTTATTGAAAGTATTAAGCTTTGGATTGGCGCAACAAAAACTGCTGGCGATGTTGCCGTAGAACATAATACCCGTGCAGCTAAAGCGGTTGATGAAGTACAAAAAGCTTTAGAGAAATTAAGGAATAGAGGATCTTCTGATCTTGAAGGATTTAATCAGGATTTAGATAAATCTAAAGGAAAAGTAGGACAACTTGCTAAAGCTTTAAATGAAGTAGAGGATGGTTTAACTGATATTGAACAACAGACTAAAAAAACATGGTCTGTTGATATAGTAGCGCAAACTCAATATGCAACTAGACTAGAAGAAATTAAGATTGACGCTAAGCAAGCTGGTTTATTTACTGGAGAATTAGCAACACAAATCGGAGCACTTGAACAAAGGTTCACACCTGCCGCTTTAGCTGCCGGTCAATTAAATGCTCAACTAAAAGAGCTTGGAATCAAATCTCCTGAATATATTCATACATCAATAGATGCTTTAAATGAATATCTTGATACGTTTAAAGATTCTGGAAAGATTACAAGAGAGCAAGCTGATTTAATTGTTAAATCTATTAAAGATATTCTTGAAGCAATAAGAAAACTTCCTCAAGGTCAGCGTGAAGCATTTGTAGATTTAGAAAAATCTCTAGAATCTGTACAAAGTAAATATTCTAAGTTTACTACAGAGGCTGCAAAAGAAGCTGAAAAACTTAGGAAAGAAACCGCTAGAGCATTTGAAGGTTTGTCAGACGAGATAGGTAAAATCTTCGATCAGCTTAAGGAAAAAATTTCAGGCCAAGACATATATGGCGCTGCTGATGATTTAAAGAAACTTAAAGAAGAATTTGCTGACTTACAGAAAAAGTCTAACGAAGGACCATTAAATATTGAAGAATTGAATAGATTTAATCAACTATCAGGTGAATTGCTTCAAAGACAACAAAACGCCGGAGACGCAATAAGAGAAGTTTTTGATAGTGCTAAACAAGATATAGGTAAAGCTTTTGAAGAATTAATCCTTAAGAATGATAAATTGATTGAAGGTGTAGCAAGGCTTTCTCCGGCTGCTCAACAAGCTTTTATTTCGCTAGTACAAGGATTTGATGAATTAGCTACTCATAGCAAAGTGAGCGAGTTAGATTTAGAGGACTTTGGAAAAAAACTTTCTGAGATATTCAAACAATCAGGCGTAGATATTAATGGATTTGTTGCTTCTTTAAGTGCTACGGCTACATTAACGGATAAGTTAAGAGCTCAAATTCTTGATGCGCAGAAAGAAATTGATTCATCTAATAAGAGTAAAACTGGAGAAGATAAACCTTCTACTGCTGTAGATAACACTCAAGCGGTAGCATCTATAGATGAAGTAAAAAAAACAGCCGGTGAATTATCAGATATATGGGTTGAGCAAAATGGAGTCTTACAAGGTTTAAGAAGTCAAACTGATGATTCTTCTAAATCAATAGATGAGTTAAAAAATGAATACGATCAATTAAGAGCTGCTGCTAGTAGTGGAACATTAAGTATTGGTGAATTGCAATCTACTGTAAAACGCCAAGGCGATATTATTGCAGAAGTTAATAGTAGACAAGATGAATATGTAGTAGGAAGTGACAAGCTAGTAGAATCTCAAGATCAAGTCACAGAATCGGTTGGAAAATCAGCATCTGGATTATCCGAATTAGCTGATGCCACTAATAAAGCAAGACAGCAATTAGAACCTATTACAGATACGACTAGAATATTAAAAAATACAACTGATGAATTAAGTGATTCTATACAGATAAGTTCAGACGTTAACACTGAACAAGCAACGGCGTTTGAAAAGAATAAAGATGCAATAGCCGGGTTATCAGATAGACAAGATGAATTTAATGCTGTAATTACTACTACAAATCAAGAATATAGTGATACTATAGTTCAAGTAGATAGGTTTGGAAATGTAGTAGAAGATTCTTCTAAAAAGGTTAAAGATGCAGGACCTAAAATGGAAGAATCAATGAAAGGTGTTACTACTCAATTTGAAACGTCTAGGGATGTATTAAAAGATATAGTTGAAAATTGGTTACCTAAAGCACAAATAGAAACTCAGAAATGGAAAGATATTATTAAAGGTACAGAGCAAACAATAGGCACTCCCGTATAAAATGTCTGAATCATTATCTGATCTAATGGAAGAAATTAGGGATGATTTGAAGCTTATTGTTTCAGATTTACAATCTATGCAGGGTGATACTTCTATAATATATCATTCTGTTGTTTCTGATAACAAATCTACATCATCAGATAAAGTTAACATTACTCCGGAATGGCTGGCAGAAGATGTCATTTTTTAGAGAAACTAGAGAAGATATAAATGCTAGCAAGATCCATATGAGGGATCTAAAAGAGGAAACTGCAGGACTAGTTACTGAAGTTAACAAATTAAAAGAATTAGGACTCCAAGCTTCTGATATTACTAATAAAGTTAGAAAAAAGAAACCTAGCCACAGCAATCAATCAGTAATATTAAATGAAAAAGGCGAACCATTTGGACCGCCTGCTCCTGTACCTGGTGGATCTTCACCATTTGGAACGACTCCAGCAGGACCATTTGGTGGTGGAATTGATACTGATGCTGGAGATTCATTTGGTGGAAGTCATCAATTAAGACAACCAAGAAAATATCCAACAGCTGCGCCTGGTAGAGCTACCAGCGGTGGGATTAGATTAGGTGATTTACAAAAGATAGGCAGAAAAGCTTTAGAGGATTTAGGATTACCTACAAATAGTAGATTATGGCTTAGCGCATGGATAAAATCTTTTGGTGACAATGGTGGAAAAGTTAGTTCTCCTGATTTTGAATTAGCTTTTCCTTCTTACGATCAAGTTGTATCAGTACACGATTTACTAGTTAGAAGTAATGTAACTATTCCTGGATTTATTCCACTTCCAGATACATTACCTAGTTATTCATCTAGTGGAAGCGGATCAGGTGGTGTAAAATCCTCTACCACTTCTGGAGGTGGATCTAGAATTAGTAATGCAAATCCAAGATTAAATGCTCCTGGAATAGATTATAGTCAGCCTAATTTAGGATCTTATGTACCTCCAGATGTTTCGGGTGGTAAATCTTTAGATACAATTACAAGAGCTGTTAATGTAGGTAATGAAAGAATTGTTAAAAGTCTTGCACGTGTTGAAAATGCAATTCTTAGCAGTTCATTAGATTTTAGGCGTCAGAAACTATGAATAATTTATCTGGATGGTCACAATGGAGTGTTGCGTTTTTTAGACGTTTATTTATTGGAGGTACTGAAATTGTTTATGATAATCCAGCCAGAATTAGATATCCTAGGGAAGGTCAAGCAAATTCATTAACAACTTTAGCAGGTACAAGTATTCATCAGCCATTTTGGTTTGGCGGTGATGCTCCTATTAACTTAATGAAAATGCCAATTGAAATTGATTTTCAACCTGACGCAGAAGATGAATGTTTTGCTTTACAGAGATTTGGGAGCCTTTGTTCTTTTTCGCCACAATCTTTTTTTGCAGGTATTTGGCTAGAGGATATTTGGTATATTCCAGCTAAAGCTGCCGGTCAAACAGTTTGGCAAACATCTAGAAATACAGCCTATGATTTAATTGATATTAATGATCCTACTAGTGATTACCTGCCAAAGGCCTTTATTGATAATATTCCACAAGATATTATACAAGCTGGAGATCCTGGTGCTGGTGAGGTTAAAGTTTTGCCTGATATAGAATCATCGTCTATTATTACACCAGACGGTATAGCTGGTACGTATCTTAGATTCTTTTATCCACCCAAGTTTTATATTTGCAAAGTATCACTTAATGAAGAAATTCCAGATACAGACGAATACGTGATGGGCTTGTCAATGGAAGAACATCTTCCAAATAGAAACTATAATATTACAGTTCCATGATAATCTCTGAATTGTTAGGTTCTGTTAGAATCTCACAAGAAGGTCCGTTGCAGGATCTTGAAGGAAAGGTATATTTAGCAGAAAATGATGATTCATATGAATTAGGTGGAGTAGTTAATTTTGATCCATATTACTATCAATCTGTAAATCCTACTGGAGTTGTTCCTCAGATAGTTTCTCTAGCTTTAGAAATAGAAGGATATGGATTAATTAAGCCGGCACAGCTTACAGATGGCATTTCATGGGAAAGAGATATTGAAGGTGGAGCTAAAATAACTTTAACAGTAGATAGAAAAAATCCACCATTTGGAAATGAGATTCAGTGGAAAGGTCCGCCGCCAGGAATGCGTCAAATTACTTTATGGGGCGCTTATGTTTCAGGTGGAATTCCACGTTGGAGCAAAATAATTTCTGGAGCAGTTGCAGATCATTCTAGTTCAAGGATTAATAGTAAACAAGCAGTAATGACAATAAGCGTTTTAGGTCCTGAATATAGATATGAAACTAAGAAAGTTGATTATACTTTAGACACAGGACATGGAAAGACTCCACAGAAGGTTATTAAAGAAATTCTTGATCTACTTGGAATAAATAACGTAACTATAAGCGACGGCACTATAAAGAGAAATAAACCTATAGATATAGTATGTCAACCCGGATTACAAGAATGTAGAAATCAAGCTGATTCAATTGCTAAGATATTATATTTTGATAAGGAAAACAATGTTAGACTGATAGAAAAAGGATATGATCCTAATATACCTCAGTCTCAGTATTTTCATGATTTTAATATTTTAGAAGTCGATGATGCTACTTTAGAATCAGATGGTGGAGAAGTACCTACATCTATATTAGTTACTGGAGAAACTGCATTTATCGATGATTGTGGACTAAAAAACGTATCAACTGATTATATTCTTGAAGATGATTTTGCCCCATTAAGTGCATTATATTCTCAGGATACAGGCGGTGGAATTAATCCATATGGAGCGCCATTACCAGTTATTCGTAGAACAAGAAAGATAGTTAGAAAAATATTAACATATGATTGTGAAACTGTAATTTGTGAAAAGCTAATTACATGGGAATGGAAAAATCTTAGAACGTGGAGATATAGAGTTGATGGTGATTTATCTGGAACAATTGTAGGATGGAATTTTGGTTATTTCATGGATCAATCTGCCCCTAATATATCTTCTGAATTATATTATTGGCCAGAAGAAAAGTTTATTCAAACTAGTGAAGTTACTACATATACAGATTTTTCAGCGGATCAAGGTTTGGCATTTGACGGAGGATGGTTGTATCCACCAGTTGCTTCTAATTACAGAAATAGAGTTTTATATAGTGGCTATCAATTACTCAAGTCTGCAATTAAAACAAATATATCAGATCCTACATTACCGTGGGAGCAGACTAATTTCATTACTAATAAAAAGGTTACTGGTGGCGGTGACGGTGTTTCTGATACTCATACTATAGAAGAATACTTCGGAGAAAAGTCAGGGCATACAGAAGCGGCCGGCACTGGTCAAGGTTACTTGCAATTTGATTTAATGGTTAATGATATTAGAGACGATGGTTATATCACTAGAGATAGAAAGTTTCAATATAAAACTAGAATCGTTCCAGGTGGATCATATTTTTACAATGGGCCATTTTATAGTAAATATGTAGATGAAAAACCTTTATCAGCAGTCTTAGCTTACGGAATAGACGGATTAATACTGGCAGAAGAAAACTTTGAATCTAAAGAAATAAATATCTATTCAGCAGATGAACAAACCGGATTGCAAACTATTAAAACAACTGTAGATTATTCTACTACTCCACCTAGATCTAAAGATGAAACTCAAGATAGTGACGGATTCTTACCATTTGCAACTTTTAAAAATGGAGAAGGTAAGAATCTAAAAGTACAGTCATTTGAGTTTACAATAGCTGCTCCAGTTTTATTAGACTCGCATCCGGAGTACGAAAAAGAGTTACAGAATTCATTAGTTGAATCAGAGGAAAACGCTCAACTATTAGCAATTAGCGAATTAAGAGAAAGCTCTGCATTGCCAGCTAGTTTTTCTATTCCATTTAACATCCCAATAGATTGTGGAAAGAAAGTAAGATTACATTTAAGGCGCACTGGAATCAATGAGCATGTATTTGTAAGGAACGTAAGTGGCTCATGGAATGGAATTGGCAGTACAATCGTTACTAAAGTTTCAGGTAGAATCTATACAATATAATGGCTAGAAATCTTAAGCAAGCTCTTAGCAATGAGAGTGCAAGAAAAGCAGACCTAGAAAAAGGTATCATTAGGAGATACTTAGGTGGTGGAATTTGGTTAATCAAGGGTTTAGGGTGTAATAAATTATTCCGTGCTTCTGCTGGACAAGGTAGTAGAAGTTATGCACCAGGAACATCAGTAAATATTGCAAGGATTCAGGGTAGCCAGCAGCGGGCGATCGTCAGCCTCCCACCGCCTGGCAGGAGGGGCGCGAGCGCTGGGCCAGTGCTCTCTCTAGGCTCCGGTCCGTTCGACGCTCTGGCGCTTCGTGAGGCGGCGCCGCAAGCAATTCCCGCCGGTAGCTCGGACCTCGCCGTGTCGCTGCTAGGTGGCGGTTTTCTGGAAACTCCTGTAGACTCTGTTAGAGCAGTAAGATTCAATAATATAACTCAGGAATGGGATGACGATCCATTTTTAACAGTTAATTCAGTTGTTTGGATATCTGATAAACAATTAGATATTACAGTAGATACTTCACCAGATACTCCAGTAACAGAAATTTTAACTTATAAAATCTGGTTCGAAATATCAAGAAGTTAAAGCTGGGAGTTTTATAGATTATGGCTGATTTTGAATGGTGTAATTCTGATGATACTGTTAAACTTGCTCCTGTAAGTGAGGGTGGAGTAGGTTTTGAATTTAATGATGTTATTGGTGGTACAGCTACAGCTATTCAAGAATGGCATTTTAAAAATAACAGTGGACAGAATGAAGAAGGATTACTAGTTTCTATTCTTTGTCGAAAAGTTAGTGAAGATCCATTTGTAGCAGAGAATGAAGAATTTGTAGAAAACAAGTATCTCCAAGCTAGAATTAAAGGTGATTCTGCATGGCAGTTAATGGGCGCGGGATCTTATTTAATTATCCCAAGTTTATTAGACGGTGGTTTTATTGCTATAGAGGCTAGAATTCTTTCCCTTGAAAGTTCTCAAGTTGCTGTTTACCAAGTTAAAGTTAGAGTAGAAAGAAAACCATACATAGCTTTAGGTAATGGATTCTTTGAAGGAATTGGTAATGGTATTGTTTCTGGATTAGGTGATTCATCTAGAAATTTTTTAATTGATTTTGCCAATGTAGTTCAAAATCCAGGTGGCGCAGATTCGCAAGTTTTAGTTCCAAAAGTATTTGGATGGGTTAATAATTTAGCTGGTGCTGTTAAAGAAGATTTAGTTGACATTGGGACAGATGATTCTGCATCAGCAGTTCCTGCTGGAGCTAATAAGTTTTATGCAGCATTAACTTTCGATGGATCTTCTGTTGGTATAGTTAAAGGATTAAACGGAAATCCACCAGTTAAACCAGTTATAGATGAAAGTCTAGTTTATATCTTAGCGTGGGTTAAACAAGATTCTACTGGATTAATTCAAGATGCAGATATTGAGAATGTATGGAATCTGGATAGATTTGCAGTAACTACAAACGGGTTAAACATCGTAATTCATCATGGTATAGCACAGGTAAATAATAATCTTCTATACCATAATAAAGTAACTAATTTCGCACTTACTGACAACGAAACTAACTATCTATTTCTTAGAAATGATCGTAACTTCACGCTTAACATTACAGGAGAAATAGATCAAGAGAAAGAAATGCCTCTATATATCTTCTTTACGGTTGCTGGGGTTATTACTCAAATAGTAGATTTACGTAGATTCATTGGTGTACAGGTTGAAAAATTAGATATTTATGCAAGTGGTGGACCGTTGCTTGCAATTTCTGATGTTGATTACGCTCATTATAATGGAAGTAGAAAAGCATATATAATTTCTATTTATTCATCCGTTATTGGTGGCACTGGCGCAGGTGATACAAAAGTTGATATAAACAAGTCTGTTGATGGTTCAGCATTTACTACAATCTTTGACGATCAAAATTTGCGGCCAATAATTCAAGGAGATGATTTTCATTTTAATGATGCATGGCCTACTGATAGAGTTTTAGAAAAAAATACTAGATTAGAGATAGAAGTAGATGATATTCCTGCCACTGGACCCAGTAAGATTTTAATAACTCTTAACTTAGAGATCCCATAATATGATCCGGCCAGGCGCGCACATTCGATTTACAACTCAGTTTGAAGAAATTCTTGAGAAACAATGGTATTCTTCAAATATTGAGCCATCATTGAGATTTATGATTATATCATCAGCAATGATTTATCACGAGTTAGGAGCTTCTAGATTAAGAATTATTAGACTATTGGGTAATACTCCAGAAGAGTTAGCTAAGAAAGATTCTCCGCATTACTATGGATGCGCTGCGGATGTTTCAGTTAGAGAATTAGTTGATCCAAGAGTCCACAGTATTGATCTAATGATGCAAAAGAGATTTCCTAAGGCTAATTTTGCGACTCGCAGATTAAATGATCTTTTCCCTATGGCTCAAGGAGATAAATTATCGACTATTTACAATCTAAATCCAAGTCACTTACATTTAGAATGTCCTGTAAGTGGATTTAAGAGAGAAACACAAGCTTTGGCAACTTGGAATGAATCAGGTTCAGTTGGAATTCCACAACGATTTACTCGTGAATAGGGAGTTGGATAAATGAATTTTCTACGAATTCTAATCTTTGTTCTTTCTATTGTTTTTTCTTCGTGGCCTGCATATGCGGCAAGTGTATGTCCTAATACTACCACTGAAAAACTTCATATGACTTATCGAGAAGCTATAAAAAATTGGGCAAACCTGGATGCCTTGTGCGATGATACCAATAGCGCAGGAATTATTTCTACTACGGAATTAGCTGACAATTCGGTTACTGCTGCAAAGCTGCAAGTAAATTGGGCATTAAGTGGAAGCGAAGGTGGATCAGCATTACAGTGTGTATCTTTGGTTACTAACCCAACTGATTGTTCTGCTAATCAATATGCAAATGCAATTGATGCTTCTGGAAATCTATCATGTCAACTAACTGTTCAACAAAACGGGAATACTGTATCAAAACCAGCTACTTGCGCAGTTGGTAATACTTACATCGATACACAAGTTCCAGCTATTTGCGCCTGTACTGCTACTAATACATGGAAATGCTCTACGCTTAGCTAGGTGAATATATGAAGAGATATTCAATTTTTCTACTACTAGCTATTTTATCTTTTCCTGTATTTGCCGCCACTGATACAGTAGTAACTAATGTGGTTTCTGGAAGTGGTGATGTTCAAGCTATTTCTGCCCCTGGTACTGGTCGATTTTATAGACTTATTTTTGTTACAGTAACTAACACGTCTGATGTAAACAGGGCAGAAGTTACTCTAAGAAATGGTACTAGCGTTGCCGGAGAAAAACTTCTTTCTAAGATTACATTAAACGCTGGCGAAAGTACAAGAATTCCGTTAGGTTCTACAGGGCCACGTATTACTCTTGGATTGTTTGTAGACAGAAACTCAGGTACTACAGAGCTTACGATTCACACTCAGTAGGTATATCAGATGAAAAAGTTTCTATTATTACTTATAATTATATTGTTTCCATCAATTGGAAATTCTCAAAGCTCTGGAGGAATTTATACGGAAGCTGGTGGTGGAACGCCAGATGATAATTCTGTAACTACTGTTAAAATTGTTGATGATGCTGTTACTGCTGCAAAAGTACAGTTTAATTGGGCATTAAGCGGAAGTGAAGGTGGTTCTGCTTTACAATGCGTTCAGTTAGTAACAAATCCTACTGATTGTCCAGCTAATACATTTGCATCAAGTATAGATACATTTGGAAATATTACCTGCTCAACGCCTATACTTGGCACTGAAACAAATGGTAATTATGCAACTAGTTCAAGTGAAGGTGGACCTGCGTTAACTTCTGTTGCACTTGCTACTAATCCTACTGATTGCGGATCTAATACTTTTGCAGTTAGTATTGATTCTTCTGGAAATTTAACTTGTTTAACTCCTGCATTAGGAGTAAGTGTAACAGGAAATTACGCAGGAAGTTCTAGTCCAGGTGGAGCAGCTACAACTGCTACAGCATTAGTTACAAATCCTACAGACTGCTCTGGATCAAATTTTGCTAATGCAATTGATGCTTCTGGAAATCTCACATGCGCATTACCCGGAATTACGGTACCGGGAAGTGGTACAGAAGTTATGACTAGAAGCACTAGCTCTACCCTTGGTGTTATAACAAATAGCAGTTCACCTAGTGCTGGCGCTTTAAAATTAGCAGCAGTATCAAATGCTAATTATTATATTATGTCTGATCCACTTGGTACATCATTATTAGATGTACATAGCGGTAATCCTAATGATAGTATATTGCAAGTTCTTTATAGCGGCGGAGTTAATATTTGTCTTGGCGCAAACGGATGTACGCTTGCTTTAAATGGCGGTGCTATCACAATAGGATCTGTAACCACTAAAGTTTTAGGATTTGGAGGTTCTTCGCATAATCAGTGGTACCAATGGGCTGGCCAATCTCATCTTTCTTCTAATGGTACAAACGCAACTGCAACAATGGCAACCACTGGCCTTTCAATGACTTTAACAACTGGTAGAAATTATGATGGTGAATGTACTTTCTTTGTCAATGATTCTGTAGCAGGTGAAGGTGTACAGGTAGATTTTAATGGAGGGACTGCAACTGCAACAGATTTTAGAGCTCATGTTAAAATTACAGACACAGCTCTTATAAAATCACAACAAGTTACGTCATTAAGTACGGCTGTTTCGGTTGCTACTGTTACTGGAGACAGCGAAATTCAGGTTCATTTTTCATTTGAATCCAGTGGTAATGGTACGTTTATTCCTAGATATGCTCAAGCTACGCATAGTTCTGGAACATTAACAATATATAGAGGTTCATTTTGCCGTGCGTGGGATTCTCCATAGTTATTTTCAACCAAGATAGGACATTAGCAATGTATAAGAAAACTATAGTATTCATTGCTTTACTGGTTTTTTTATCTATTCCATTATTTTCTACTGTTATTACTACTAATAATGGAGACGGAACAACTACATTAAAAGCTTCATACGTTATAGCTACTACAAAAGCCGTAGATGTTAAAGATGATACTTGCCGCGGAATTGGGTGGACTGCGACTGTTTTATGCGGTCAGACGATGGTAAATGCAGGACAATGTACATCGGGACAACTTAACACGCAGGTTCCTAATCCTCAAACTTGTTTACAGGCAATTGATGTTGCTGTGATTACATTTCTGCGAAACGCTAGAAAATCTGGAGAAGAAAAAGAAGCAAACGCAACAATTGCAACAACTATAGCAATAAATAACGATTCTGATATTCAGCCTTAATACTATCTAGAATGTATATTTAAATTTTATAGGTGAGAAATGGCTGGTGATAATGGCAACGGAAATGGAAATGTACGCCTAGATTCTAAATCAGGAATTACAATACCAATTGTTGTTTTCTTATTTGCTTTAGGTGAATTAATAGGCGGCGTTTGGTGGGGTGCAACTTTAACAGAAAGATATAACAATCTAAGAGAGGAGAAAACAAGAATAGAAATAGAATCAAAATCTAGGGATTTAGACTTGAGAGAAGATTTGAAGGTTGAAATCTTAAAAAGAGAAAGACTAGAGCGCCAGTTATTAGAACGCGGTTTTAGATTAAAGAAAGACGAGGATTAAATAAAATGGGCGGAATTCGCTGCGCAAAAGAAATCATTGATAACATGGCTGCACTTGTTCATCAAATGAAATGCACTGAGAATACAATTGTCGAATATCGAGATCAATTTAATGTAGAGCCTACGCAGGATCAAGTTAAAGAATTTATATCTAGAACAGAAGCTGTAGCTAAATATTGTCAAGAAATTCTAGATTATCTGGAACAGCAAAAGGCGATCTAAACTAAACTGGAATTAAGTAAGTGGAATTAGAAATTCCTATACTGCGTTTCTTTGAAGAGCTATATAATGCTCAAAAGAAAAACTTTATAGATTTACTTGAATCTAAAGTTAATCATCTTGAAAGCTTGCTAAAAGCAGCACAGGAACAAAATGATTTAAGGTTTAATTTATCTAAAGAAGCTACGACTGTAGCAATGGCTTCTGCTGAAAAAGCAGTACAGAAAGCGGAAAGTGCTTCTGATAAAAGATTTGAGGGAATGAATGAAATTCGCGGAGCTATGGCCGACGCTCAAAGATTAAATATAACTAGAGTTGAATCTGATGCAAAGTTTGCAGCATTAGATGAAAAAATAGGGAATGTTACTACTCTAGTTAATTCACTTTCCTCAAAGCTTGATAAGCAAGAAGGTAAAAGCGGAGGAATAACTCAATTTCTAGGATGGATTATTTCTGGAATTATAGCACTGGTTGCTATATTAACTTTAATCTTTAAGTTTGCAGGTTAGGATAAATTATGCAGCCAGATGAAAAGCTTGTAGTAGTAGATAATTCAAAAGATCAAGTAGTAGTTACTCCAAAGGATAGAATTAAATCTATTACACATTGGGGTAATATAGCTTTCATTTTTACTATTCTATTTGGATCTGATGAGATTGTTAAATTGATTTGTGATTTTCTTAATGAAGCTTTTGATCCAAAAATTGCAGTAATTTCAGTTAAGGTTATTGGTGTTGCTGCTGGTATTTTTAATATCTATCGTAGAGAGGTTACATTTACACCAATCAAAGGAAGCGCAGGAGAACAGCAAGCAAATTTTCCAATTGGTAATTAATATGGATTGGCTAATAGCAATTGCAATACTTGTTTTTGGAGTTTTGTTTTTAGCAGTAAAAGAATTGTTTCAAGGAAAGTTAACTACTAAAAGCAAGTGGGAAAGGAATTTAGATCAATTCAAGAAAGATAATATTGATAACTGGAGAAAAATAGATCCTTCTAATTGCGCAGGCGGTGGAGATTAGTTAACTAGTTAAAGGAATATTAAAATGGAAAAAGAGCTAGGTACTGGATTCAAGCCTTCAATGTTTGGTGTGAAAACTGTTAGATGGTTTACTGCTGATCCTACTGGAGCTATTGACCCAAACACAAATAGAGTTAAAAGAATTCTTACATCTGGACAATTTCGTGAAGAGATTCAAGCGTTTATTCCTCAGCATTACGATGGTGGATCAGGACAAGTTACTTCACGCGATAACTATGCGATGCGTTATGGCGAAGCAATTCCAGGTGTTCAGTGGGTAGGACCTTCTGCCGAGCGAATGCCGAATAATTTTGAAGTTCTAAAACGAGCATTTGAAGCTGGATTACTTGGTAGTAAAGATAAATATGATGGTATCCCAACATTTCAAGAAGTAGTTGATTTAGCTGCAACTGGAATTGGTACTGACGGAGCACTGGCGCAATACAAAGTAAAAATTGATCTTTCTCCTAACGGTACTCTGCAGAAGCCTTATTTAACTAAAGATGAAACTAAAGAAAACGGTTTCATGTGGAAGTTGAATCTTGATGGTAGAGAAGTTTATATAATGAACGCTTTGGGTCAAGGTGAAATTACTAGCTTTGTTCTTCCTAAAGAGGCTACTAATTTAAATGTAACTCCTAAACCTACTACAAATCCTGTTCCAGTGGAAACGCCTCATGTTGAATCGCCTAAATCTGTAAAACTTTCTGATGCATCTAAAGAGACAGTAAAGTTAATGGTCGGATGGGGCGGAAGGCCAATAGGCAAAGATCGCATTGAAAAGCTAAAGAATCTTGCTGCTGATTTGATTGCAAAGGATCTAGTTTAGCTATCTACTGAAATAGTATTTCTTCACCATAATTCCTTCTTCTTCTGCTGTTATTAATAAACCTTTAGGAGCATAACCATCAAATAAACATTTCTCACAACCTTTAAAATCGCAATACGGGCAAGGCCCTGTAGGAATTGCAAGCAGTAGATTGGCGATTATTTCTTCATAGAATTCTCTCATTTTTACTGCTGCTTGATAAATTTGGTTCCTATGGGGTTTTCCTTTATACTTAGATAGAATGCTATAATTTCGATTTAACTCTCCCTTAATCTTGCTAATTAGAAAGAACAGTTCACGTCTATTGTAAATAAAGATATCGTTGAAATCATCAGGCCATTCTTGTCCTTTTAGCTCTTTAGACTCAAGCTTTCTCATTGCTTCTTCAAAAGTCTCACCGGATTGAATTGCGTCAACTAACCTTAAATGTTTTTCTTTAGGTTGTTGAGCAATTCTAACTAACATCATCTTATCATTTTCTAGCTTAGTCCCAGCGATCTTCTCAGAAGCATTCTTCGATATGTCAGCAATTTGAAGTTCTCTTTTAATTGTAGAAACGCTAGCTCCAATGTCTCTAGCCGCTCTTTTAATTGCTTCTGTTTTTCCACCAGGTGGACGCCCTCTTTTTCCTTCATTCTTTCCTACTCCAATTCCCATCCGTTTTAATATTTCTACTCTTTCTCTAATAGATTTTGCACGCTGAAAAGCAGTTAATTCTTGTCTACGTAAGTTTTCATCAATTCTAATTAATTCAGCTTCTTGCTGTGTGCAAAATATAGCATCAACATATTCCCATTTAAGCATTTCTAAGGCGCGAATTCTTCGTCTACCTGCTGCTACAAGTATTCTATTTTTTTCATCTCTATAAAGAATTACAGGTTCAATTAATCTGCCAGCTTGAGAAATTGATTGTGCTAATGGTTCAATACCATCAATTTCTTCACGTTCTTTTGTAACATAAATGTCTGAGATTTTAGTTTTTATTAGTTCTTCCAATGTTATACTCTCTTGTTTGTTCAACACAAAATTCTGCAATGTCTTTTAGGCATCTATGCTCTAGTGGTATTTCTTTTTTTAGTACATTAGGATAAAAACAGTATTTTTTCCATCCAAAATACCATCTAACTTCTCCAATTGTTAGAGATTTGAATTCTATAATAACATACCATTTTCTTGTTTTATAGAATTTCTCATTAACATCTACTTGTAAGTTTTCTTGAAACCTTAAATATTCAGGTTCGTTATCACCGCTATTATATTGATGTTCCATAATTATGTGTTAGTTACAATTATTACATTATCAGGTAAGAAACTAATATTATATCTAACATCATCCCATCTTAATCCACCTAATCCGCATCCAGGTCGAGGTAAAAAGAATAATTCACTTGCATTTTCTCTAGCAGTATCATCTAACCATTTTGCGGAATTCTTGATAAGTTCAAATGACGATGGTTCACGAAAATGTACCTTTGTAGGAAATGAAAATAAATCAGCAGGTACTTCAAATTTATCAAGCATCTCAAATAACTTTGGAATATTTCCATGTTCTTTTACATGATCGCCTAATACTGCGTCAATAAACGGAAACAAATCTAAAGCTTCTTTAGCTTGGCCTGCTCCCATTACTAAACAACCATTAGGTTTTACTACGCCGTTCGTAAGTATACCAACAAAGCCTTCGTCAACTTTATCAAATATATTACATTTTTCTTTTAGTTCAATCATGTGGATATTTAACCTTTAGTATCATAAGTAAAATACATATAACTAAAACTGTTACCAACAAAATTCTTATCACCTGGAAAATACCTCACCTTTAATAACGTCTAAACCTTTTTCTTGCATAAATGCAACCAAAAATCTTTCATGGAATTCAATTTCAAATTGATTTTTTGGCTTGTTTAGAAGTAAACTAGCAGTAGTTATCATTTCATCTAACCTAGGTGGAATACGTAGAAGCATTTGCTTTCTATAAACTTTTTTTGCTTTAAATTTTCCCTTTCCAGCTATCTCAAATTCAACATCTTCTACATCTTTTCCAGGTCCAAT